CATCTTGTTCCTGTAGAAGATCGTAAAGATCTTAATCAGAGTAAGATCGATCGCATTAAAAAAATTCTTAATGGAACAAAGAAAAAAGTTGCATGGGAGAGCAAGACTATGAATGTTCTGATTCCTATGGCAGGTGCTGGCAGCAGGTTTGCTAGTCAGGGATACACCTTCCCCAAACCCTTGATTGAAGTTAAAGGTAAACCAATGATTCAGGTTGTTGTGGAGAACCTGAACATCAAAGCAAACTATACATTTATTGTACAAAAAGAACATTATGACAAGTATAACCTTAATTACCTGTTACCTCTCATTGCTCCTGGTTGTAACATTGTACAAGTCGATGGTATCACCGAAGGCGCAGCTTGTACCACTCTACTTGCGAAAGAATTCATCAACAAAGATGAACCGCTAGTAATGGCAAACTCTGACCAGTTTGTTGAATGGGACTCTAACGAGACTCTATATGCATTCCAAAATGGTGAGGTTGATGGTGGAATTGTTACTTTCCCCGCAACCCATCCTAAGTGGTCTTATGCTAAACTGGGAGAGGATGGATACGTTGCAGAGGTTGCTGAGAAGAAACCTATTTCTGAGCACGCTACAGTTGGTATCTATTATTGGAAGAAGGGTTCTGATTATGTTAAGTATGCTGAGCAGATGATTGAAAAGGATATTCGTGTTAATAATGAATATTACGTTTGCCCAGTATTTAATGAAGCGATTGATGATGGCAAGAAGATTCGAATCAAAGAAATCGATAAGTCTGGTATGTGGGGTATTGGTACTCCAGAAGATTTGAATTACTTCCTTGAACATTATGATGGGGATATTTGAATGATTAATAGACAACAAAAAATAATTTTTATTGGAAATCCTAGAGCATGTACTACAACATTAAATGTTTTGTTGTCTCCTAAGGGATTTGATTTTAGTTATTGGCACGATACCGTTGAATATTATGTAAAATCTATCCCAGATTATAAGGATTATCAATACTTTATGATAGTTAGAAATCCTTATGATAGGTTTGTTTCATGGTGGTCTCAGCATAGGAGACATAATCATAAGTTTATTATGAAGTATAATAATTTTGAAGAGTGGGTAAAAAGTGGAGAGTTCCACGATTGGCCCACTCATACTGATGGAGACCCTAGACCACCCAGAAATTATTGGACAGAACAATCTCCTTTAAGGCAAATTGATTTTATTAAAAATAGAGGTGATGTTGAGGTTAATATATTAAAGTTTGAAAATATACAAGAAGAATGGGAAGATCTGTTTGTTAAAAAAACAAATCTTTCTTTTGATTCAGTATCGTTCCCAAAAACGAATGATACTAAACATGATTCTTTTGAAACATATTACACTGACGAATTAAAAGAAATAGTGTATAATCACACTAAAGAAGACTTTATGGCATTTGGGTACAGTAAATGAAAGTAGCATTAGCGTTTTTTGGACAACCTAGATTTGTTGATACTCCTAAAGTGATCAACACATATAAACAGACAATTTTAAACAGATACGATACTGATGTTTTTTGTCACACTTGGTGGACAGAAGACGGAGGAGAATATGATTATTCTAGTTGGTCAAAGATTAGTAGATGCCCAATTCCAAAAGATGCTTTGGATGTAATTGATAGAAATTATAAACCAGTTGTTCTTGAGTATGATGCTCCAGAAACTTTTGTTCTTCCCCCCAAAGCAAAATCTTTTATAGATGCTAAATTCACAGGGAAGCATCCACAAGGAAATCATTGGAATGAAAAAAATTACAGTAATGTAATGTCACAGTTACGTTCTATTCAAAAGGTATCTAATTTGGTTGAAGAACATACCAAACAGACTGGAACCGAATATGATTTTATTGTGTTGGCTAGATATGATACTTCTCTAATTAGATTTCCTGATTTAAATCAATGCGATTCTAGTAAGTTTTATTTGCCTGGACATCATCCCAGATTTCCAGACACAATCCAATTTTTTGGATCTAGGTATCTTGAGTGGTCAAAAAATGCATTTGATGACATTGAACATGTTTATCAAGGTATTTGGGAACCATCTCCAGAAGCATTTAAGATGGGGTCATTCTTGAGAAGGTTTAATCTTTCTGATCTTGCCCCATGCACGATGGACGCCGCATGTGTTAGACAAAAACTATGAAACAGAAAAGAATTATTGCTCATCGAGCGAACACAAATGGTCCTGACCCCAGGTTAGAAAATCTTCCCTCTCAAGTTGATGAGTGTATTAGTAAAGGATATGATGTTGAAATTGATCTTAGATATCATAGACAAACGGACACTTATTGGTTGGGACATGATGAACCAGATCATTTAGTTACTTTGTTTTGGTTGGCAGCAAGGCAAGATAATTTATGGATACATTGCAAAGACCTAGATACTTTGCACCATATGAGTTCTCTCACTTCTGGATATAATTATTTTTGGCATCAAGAAGATGATTATACACTAACAAGCAAACATCAAATATGGGCTTATCCAGGAAAGAGATATACTAACAATACTGTTATTGTGATGCCAGAATGGAATAACATGAGTTGGGATAACCTTCGTGTTACTAGTTGTTATGGAATTTGTACAGATTACCCCGATAAATTAAAATGAAAATTACATTAGTAGGTCCTGGAATTATGCCTATTCCCCCAACAGGTTGGGGAGCAGTTGAAATTCTAGTATGGGACACAAAAAATGCTCTAGAAGAACTAGGACATGAAGTTCAAATTATCAATACAAAAGACTTTAGACAAATTATTAATGGAATAAATGCTTTTGTTCCAGATTTTGTTCATGTCCATTATGATGAATTCATTCCTATTGTTCCATATATTCAATATCCAAATGCAATCACTAGTCATTTTGGATATTTGGAACGCAAAGAAATGTTTGGTGGATACGTAAATGTTGCGAATGAATTCCAAAGAATTAAACCAAATGTTTTTTGCCTATCTCCTGGAATTCAAAGTGTTTATAATGTGATGTTTAATATTCCTAAGGAAAATACTTATGTAACTCCTAATGGCGTTAATAGGGAAAGATTCCGTGTAACAGATACTCCAGAATATGCAGACAGAAGTATCTATCTTGCTAAAATTGATTATCGTAAGCGTCAGCATATGTTCCAAAGTATTGATAGTCTTTGGTTTGCTGGAAATTTAGCAGACCAAAGATTTAATACTTCTAAAAACTATCTTGGTGAATGGTCAAAAGAAACTCTTTATAATGATCTGACTGACTATGGTAATTTAGTACTTCTTTCGGATGGGGAAGCACATCCACTTGTTTGTATGGAAGCTCTTGCTGCTGGATTAGGAGTAGTTGTTTGTGAATGGGGCAAAGCAAATCTTGATTTAGATAAAGAATTTATTACAGTAATTCCAGAAAGTAAAATAGAAGATCTTGAATATGTTGAAGATGCTATTATAAAAAATAGAGAATATTCAGTAAATCATAGAGAAGAAATTATTGAATATTCAAAGAACTTTGAATGGAAAGAAGTTCTTCGCAACCATTATATTCCAAGTATTGAAAAAGTAATTGAACGCCATGCTTAATTTTCCAGAAGATAAAAACAAAGCACAATATAAGCTTAGTGGATTTGGTCCTGTCTATTATATAAACATGGATAGTGATACTGAAAGACGACAGTACATGGAGGACCAATTTAAATATTGGGGTATACAAAACTATAATCGTATATCTGCTTATGATGGTAGGAATGACGATCTTAGTGATATTATCAAAGGAAAATATCCAGATATGATGTCTTCTGGAGAGATTGGATGTGTGACATCACATATTAAGGCGATCAAGCATTGGTATGAAACTTCTGATTCTCCATATGCTGTTATCATGGAAGATGATTGTAGTCTAGAAACTGTATCTTACTGGAATTTTACCTGGCAAGATTTTGTAGCTAGGGCTCCTTATGCTTGGGATGTTTTGCAACTTGCTATTATTTGCACGGGGGATATTGTAGTTCCTATTCATAATCGGTTTGTGAATGATTTTTCTACAGCATGTTATGTAATCACTAGACACCATGCAGAAAAAATTATTAGGAATCATGTGAGGGGTGATAAATATAAACTTGATAATGGTGTTAAACCTCGTCCTGTTGCTGATGATTTGATTTATAATTCTGGGGCAACCTACGCTGCTCCTATACTTTTGTATACATTACAATTGGGATCATCAATCCATCCAGATCATATAGATAAATTCCATAAAAATTCTTATGAAGGTATTTTGAATTTCTGGAAAACTGCTGGAGCAAGAGTTGATATTAATGTAATTACTGATTACAATCCTTACCTTGGAAAAGTTTCTGAACCTGGAGCAAATAAATGACAGATCTATCTAAACAAATTAGAGAGGGAACTAAAAAGTCCCATACTATGGCAGAGAACACAGGATTTATTACCTGCTTTTTAAAAGGGGTTGTTGAAAAAAAATCTTATATTAGACTTCTCTCAGATTTATATTTTATATACTCTGCAATGGAAGAGGAGTTTGAGAATCATAAAAGTGATACCATTTTGCGTAACATTTATTATCCTGAATTGTTCCGCAAAAAGTCTTTAGAAAAAGACTTGCAATATTATCTTGGTATTGATTGGAGAGATTTAATTACACAAACAAAGTCTTGTAAAGAATATGTTGCAAGAATTAAAGAAGTCTCTAAGTCTAATCAGGATCTTTTAATTGCACATCATTACACTAGGTATATTGGAGATTTGTCTGGAGGACAACTCTTAAAAAGTATTGCTCAAACTGCATTGAAGGTTGATGATGCAGGAATGAACTTTTATCTTTTTACTGACATTCCAGACGAGAAAGAATTTAAAACTAATTATAGAAATGTGTTAGATGAATTGCCCTTTGACCAACATGAAATTGATGATATAATTGAAGAGGCAAATTATGCATTCAAATTAAATATGAATGTGTTTAATGAAATTGAAGGTAATTTGATTTCTGCCATAGGTAAAGTTTTATTTTCTACATTAACACGTCGTACAAGGAGAGGAAGTACCGAATGATTGAAGAGTTTAAAGAATGGTTACTTGGATCTTTTAATAATAGAAGGCAAGCATTCTCTTATCCATCTCAATACTCCCAAATTAGTTTACGTCATGTTCTCTTAGATAATGGTATGATTTATGGAGAACAAAAATATACTGTTAGAGGAGAACCTCCTTATAGGCAATTTGTTTTAGACTTTAAAGAAGTAAACGATAGAATTATTGTTTCAAGTTATAAAGTAAAAGATGGAAAAAAACATCTTGAATTTAAAAATCTAGATCAAATTACTGAGGATCAATTAGAATTAAATGAAAATTGTGATTGTATTTTTATAAAAGAAAACAATCAGTATGTTGGTAGAATTATGGGATGTGATTGTATTGTAGAGAGAAATGGTAAAAAGTCTTTCTTATTTACTATGTCTGCATTAACAAAAACTAAGTATAAAGTCATTGATAGAGGTTATGATCCAGAGACTAAAAAAATGGTTTGGGGATCTGAACATGGAATGTTTGAATTTGACAAGCAGAGTAAGACATAAATAAATATACGATCAATTTTGTCATGAAGTAACCCATAACTTTGATTCAATGGCAAAATACTTAAGTCAACTAAACAGAAAACTAAGAGTAGGTGTTGCCTCATATACTGACAATGAAACTGCTCTTCAGGTAACTGGTAATGTCGGTATAAAAACTTCAGAAGCTAAGTCAGACTTCCACGTTCAGGGAGATGGTTTAGTTTCTGGAGTTTTAAATGTTGATACTACTCTCAAATCAAATGATACTGTTGTCTCTGGAGTTAGTAGCTTTAGGGGAAAGGTATCTATTGGTAATACCACAGCATCTCCAGAAAGAGATTTAGATGTAAATGGTCCTACAATTTTTAGGGACTATGTAGATGTTAACAATTTTGTTTCTGCTGGAGAATACTATGGTCCATTGAGGTTTGGAGAACCTGATGGTGGATTTAAACCTGGAGCAGTTGAAATTGAGATTGACGATTTTACCAAAAATTCTATCAATGATATAAACTTTATTCTTGGTAAACTAGTTCCAAAACCACCAGCAACAGTTTTAAATGCACCTTTGGATCTGGTTGGACTTGGAGTTGCAAGACTTTGTTCTGGATTTGCGTTTACAAATAATACTGTTGGTGTTTTTTCTCCTTCTGCTGGAACACAATACCCAAGAAATACCAGCAACTCAGTTACCTCTACTTGGTTAACTGAGTATGGTCCTGGAGATCAAGGCAATGTAAATGCAATGATCAACTTCAGTGTTGAGGGGCAAAGAATGATGACAAGTAACGATGTCATCAATCCAGACAATAGTATTACTAACGATGCTACTAGTGATGATGGAGTTTATGGTGCATTAGAAATCTTAAATGATAAAGATGCATTCTTCTCATCTAGAAATACTGGTATTGCATCGGATTTTTATGAGGTTTATGATTCTAGAATATTAAATGCCAATTCACCCAATGGCTTTAATATGGCATATATTCAACATCAGGTAGATACAAATATCTATGAGTCTGAAAAATATTTGTACTATGAAGATCCGAGTGCAGTATCTGCACCAGTCCTAATCTCAACAACTCCAATAACTCCACCTTCACCAACATTTAATTATTCTTCTGGAATTCCTCATTATACACAAGCATCTAACAATGCATTCTTTTATGAGATCATTTGCCAGAATGCAACTGGTGATATGTATTCTAACAATACATTCTTAACTTCTTCTGGACAAACTACAGGATTCCAGAATGGTGGTAATAAATCTTATACAGATTTTACTAATGGAGTTAATCCACCAGTAAGAAATTTTGGAGTTGGTGTTGGAGTTACTTGTACAGTTTCACAGACACCTAGAGATCTTCATATTAGAGTAACTGCAGATAACCAAAAGTTTTCAAACTATACTGCATCAACTCCTTATGGATCTGATGTTGTACGTGCGACTATACCACAAATTGTAAATATTATGGGTACAACTGCTAGAACAAATGTGATTGATGAAGATAATATTTTAGTTCAAACTTTGGGAACTGGATCTGGAAATGCAGTTAGAGTAAATGCTGGATCTGCTGGGGATAATCCAACTCCTGTTTATACCACTTGGGTTGCTTCTAATACTATGCCAACCTACGAAGCTGTTGTTGTTGGTGGAGACTTGAAGCATGACCAAACAAATTATTCCACAGGTCATCTTCCAGTTGGACCAGATTACTCTGTAGGTAGAACAGGATCACAATATTTTCAAATGCAGTTTATAAGATCTAATGTCTCTGAGTTTGAAATTGTAGTTAATGGTTCTTATACAGGATGTTGGATTTGTATGCCTGATAATCCTGCATGGACTTCATCTTTATCTGGTACTAATGGTTGGGCAGATATGTTCCAAGCATACCGTGGTTCTGGTATTCCAACAACTGCTCTTCCTGGAGCAGCATTTGCTGGTAATATGACAGGATCTACAGGAACCTTTACTGCAGTATTTGGAACTGAGTCATCGTCAAATGATGCTAACAATAGAATTCTAGTTAGATTTAAATTGAATTCTGGAAATCAGATCAACACTTTGTCATTTAGAAATACCTAATACTAAGATCTAAAAGAAATGGCAATTTCAATCCAACAAAAGGTTGACTACCTTTTAAAAAAGTTAGGTTATTCCTCATCAAAGACAGGAATTGCTGAAGATTCTAGTATTTCAGGAACAAAGAAGGCACCATTTGCTGAGGCACTTCCATCACCTTTAATCATATCAAATAATGGATTGTGGTTTGAGTCTGGATTAATACCAGTTACTCCTCCAACAACAGACTTAATTATCATTCCTGACGATTGGAGATATCCATCATACAAATTGATAGAAGTTTATGGGCAGACAAATGCATTTAGAATGACAGAAGATAATACGGTTGGTGGTAGAAGAAGTTTTATTGCAAGATCTGTATATGGTGATAATAGTTCTATCAATGTTATTAATTGGATAGACACACAATACGGACCAGATTATATCGTAGAGGTTTATGCTGGAGACCCAAATGCTGGGGGCATTAAACTTTCTGCAGGTGGTAGTGGAAGTAATGATGAATGGTTCTTTGACTATTCTTCTGGTGTTTTAAATTTCTCAGGTGATAATGTTCCTGGATTAATATCTGGTGGGTCTGATGTTTACATAAAAGGATGGAGATATGTTGGTGGTATCGGAGCGTTAACAGATTTTGATGGTGGAAGCTACTGAATTCGATAAATAGTTCAAAAATCTAATCATAGTACAATGACAGCAGGTTCGGCTTCCATAGTTAATCTAGTCATAGAAAAAGGAACTGATTTTGAATCTTCCTTCTTTTTAACAGGCGATGATGGAGGTCCATTGAACCTCTTATATTCTAATGCAATAGCAATATTAAAAAAACATCCATCTTCTCCCAAAGAGTATCCATTTAAGGTTGGAATTACTACTGCAGACTCTGAAGTTAATATATCTATGGGGAGAACAATGACTTCTACTCTACCTTCTGGTAGAAATCAATTTGATATTTTTATTGAAAATACTGAATTAGATTTTGTTGTTAGGGTTATCACTGGAACTGTAATTGTGGAGGACACGACCAGATGAGTAATAGAATCCTAGGATCAATTAGTTATGGAGTAACGGTAGGAGCAAAGACCACAAGAAAGTACAATGTCACAACAAGATCAGGAATAATTATGGCTAGAAAATTAGCAGATCTTCAAGACGTTGATTTGTCAAATCAGAGTGATCAGTATGTATTAATGTATGACTCTGCAACAGCGACATATAAGTCTGTTAACCCAGACCAAGTATTATCTTCTGCAGTTATATCTGAACCAAATCAACCTGGATTGCCACAAGAGGTTATTGATTACTTCAGTAATGTAGTCTCTCCACAATTCAGAAATCTTTCTGATGTTGATTCTACTAATGAGCAAAATAACTACATTATTATATACGATGCATCTACTGGCAAGTATACTGTTAAGAATCCAGATGAAGTTCTTAGAGCATCTGTCACAGATCCTATTGAGCCTGGTCTTCCAGATGAGCTTCTTGATCAACTTGATGTTGATCTTGATAATAGAATCGACTTTGACGGTGGAGAATATTGATTTAGAAATATACTTTCGATAAATAATAATACAAAACCCGTAAGATTCCAACAATGGCAAAATATTTAAGCCCAACTCAGAGGGAATTGACTATCGGTATAGAAGATTATACCGATAATGAAACAGTTTTGACAGTTATTGGTAATGCTAATATTACAGGAGACCTCTTAATTGATGGTGGTAGATTCCTAGTAGATTCTGAGACCTTTACACTTAGAGACCCTCTGATTGAGCTTGGTCTTGTAGATGATCCCGAAACTGGTGAGTTAGTTCCACCATCTCAAGATTTAGGTAATGATGTTGGTGTTGTTCTGAACTACTTTGATACTGCTACCAATGCATCAGAGAAAGCAGTAATGTATTATGATAATGATGATGACAGAATGAAGTTCGTTCAGCGTGCGGAGCTAGACGGCAACAGTGTTATTCCTGAAGCATACGCTGCTATTGAAGCAGGTGCTCTTTGGATTAATGACTGTGCTGGAAAGTCTCAAGTTATTGATTGTGTAAATGAAGAGAGACTGCTAACAAATATCACACTAGATTGTGGCGTATATGGCGCTTGAGTCGTCTTTATTATAAATAAAATTAACAAAAACAACTTTCTGCAATTGGGTTAATGGCAAATCCTAAGATTAGATTTAAAAGATCTTCTGTACCAAACAAAATACCGTCAGTTTCTGACCTTCCATTAGGTGAAATCGCCATCAACACTAATGATGGCGAGATTTACATTGCTAGAGAACGTCCTGGCATTGGAACGGACATCGTTAGAGTCGGTGCTGGAGCAACGGTAATAAATGTCCTATATGTAACGCAAGATGGTAACGACAACAACACAGGTAAGAAACTCGGAGACGCAAAAAGAACCATTAAAGCTGCCGTCGCAGAGTCTGTCCCAGGAACAGTTATTAAAATTAGTGCTGGAGTTTATCTAGAAGATAACCCAATCGTACTTCCCGATAACGTATCAGTCGTTGGAGACTCACTTCGTGAAGTTACGGTTACTCCAAAAAATCAAGGAGACTTGTTCTGGTTAGACAATGGATGCTACATTGCAGAAATGTCATTCATTGGACCTGAGCAAAAGTCTAATGGTGCTATTGTTACATTTAACCCAGAAGTTGTTCCTTATATTGATCAGTCGCCATATATTCAAAACTGCACCAACTTTATTCCAGGCACAATTGGTCTGAATATTGATGGTGAATATGCTATTGGACCTATTAAGTCCATGGTTCTTGACTCCTATACCCAGATTAACCCAGGTGGTTTAGGCGCTAAGATCTTCAACGAAGCATTCGCTCAGTTGGTGTCCATGTTCACCATCTGTTCAGATACCGCAATCCTTTGTCAGTCAGGTGGTGCTTGCGACCTTACCAACTCTAACTCATCATTCGGTAACTTCGGTCTTGTCGCTGATGGCGTTGGACCTCTCAAGTATACTGGTATTGTAACCACTGCAGCTGGAGTTGATGCATCTGTCTTTAAGATTAAAGTTGATGCAAACGCTCCTGTAATGAATGTCGTTGATGCTAAGTACGACTTTAGAACAGGTATTGGTACATTTGTTCTCGATAGAGAGCATAAGTTAAGCGTTGGTATGGGAGTTACCATCGCTGGTCTTGGATTCACATGTGATTCTGATGGTGGAGCTACTCAACTTGAGTATCCAACTGGTAACTATGGATACATTTTTGAGACAAGAACAGTTGCTCCTGGTAGATATGTAGATGCTAGTGAGTCGATTGAAGCAAATAGAACTGAGATTCTTGATAAGTCTCTTGCTTCTATTGCATTCAAGCACCCTGATTTCTACTTCCCAGGTGAAGCACAAACTAATGCTTCCTCAAGATTCTACGATTCATATCGTCTGATTCAACAGAACAAGCAGGAAATTGTTGATAGATCACTTGCTGAGATCTCTGTAAATCATCCAGACTTCTACTTCCCTAATGATCTTCAGACAAATGCAAGATCAAGATTCTTTGATTCTTATCGTCTGATCCAACAGAACAAGCAGGAAATCATTGATAGATCACTTGCTTCTATCTCATTAGAGAATCCTGACTTCTACTTCCCAGATTCTAGCAGAAATAGATTTAAAGATTCATATAATCTTGTTAATGCTAATAGAGACGAACTTATTGATAAGTCTCTTGCTACTATTTCTCTGTATCACCCAGACTTCTTCTTCCCAGATGATCCAGAAACAAACGAAAGATCAAGATTCTTTGATTCATATCGTTTGATTCTCGATAACAAGCAGGAAATTGTTGATAAGGCACTTGCAGGAATCTCCTTCAAGTATGATATGTTCGATTATTTCCTCTTCCCAGGAGATACTGAGACCACATCAAGATCAAGATTCTATGATTCTTATCGTTTAATCCAGCAGAACAAGCAAGAAATCGTTGATAAGTCTCTTGCTTCTGTAGCATTAAACTATGATCAGTTCTACTTCCCAGGAGATCTTGAAACCAATGCACGTTCAAGATTCGCTGATTCTTATCGTCTGATTCAACAGAACAAGCAGGAGATCATTGATAAGTCTCTCGGTGCTATTGCTATTGATCACCCAGACTTCTACTTCCCTGGTGATGACCAGACAACAGGTAGATCAAGATTCTATGATTCATATCGTCTGATTCAGCAGAACAGACAGGAAATTGTTGATAAGTCCCTGGCAGCAATTGCACTTGATTATCACGTCAGTGCTGGTGTCGGTAAGACATTTGCATTCCCAGGTGATGAGTACACCAACGCAAGATCAAGATTCTTTGACTCCTATCGTCTGATCCAGACAAATAGAAGAGAACTGATTGATAGATCAATTGGTAACATTGTTGTTAACTATGATCAATATCCAACTGATTGGGTATTCCCTGGTGACGATGTAACTAATGCAAGATCCAGATATTATGATTCATATCGTCTGATTCAAAAGAATAAGACTGATATTGTTAACGCTGCTTGGCTTGCAACAAGAAACCAGTATCCTGCAATTCTCTCAACTGAGACTAAGTGTAAGAGAGACCTTGGATACTTCGTTGATGCAGTATCACTCGACGTTTTAACTGGTGGTAACTCATACTCACAAGACTTCACACTTCAATACTTCGCAAATAATCAGCTGATTACAAATGGTATTGATGGTGAGGAAGTACAATCTATCTACGCCTTCAATCAAGCGCGTGATAAGATGTATGAGGCAATCACAAATAACCTCTCATATACTGATGCTGGAATCACTACAGCACCTGGCGCTTCTTCAAATAGCGACTCTGCTGCATGTCAAGATGTTCAAGACACAATTGCAACTCTGGTATTAATCATTACTGAGGCAATTGCTAATGAGCAAACAGGTTCGTTTGCAGCAACAAGAAACGTAGGTTACTTTGCTCAAGCAGGAATTGGAACTACCAGCACCCCTGGTGGATTCAAGTGTGCAAGAGACATTGGATACTTTATCGATTCTGTCTCAACTGACGTATTCACTGGAGGTAACGTTTACTCTAGAGAGTTTATCCTTGAGTATTTTGATGACGGAACTGGTCAACCAATTGGTGAAGGTCTCTATGAAGAAGAGCTTCAGTCACTGTATGGATTCATCGGCGCTGGTGAGTTCATGAAGGATGCGATCACCAACCAACTGTATACAAAGAACCTTGGAATCTCCTCTGGTCCTGCTGTTTACAATGGTCCTGGTATTGCATATACTGTATACCAATCTGGTAATGCTGATGCATGTCAAGATGTTCAGGATACAATCGACACTCTCGTAGGAATTGTTACTTCTGTTGTTGGTCTCGGAACTACTGCAACCGCTGGTGATGTAACCGCAACCATTAACCAAGGATACTTTGTTGCTTCTGATGCTGGTACTCCAGTTGTTGGATTCGGAACAACTTCATCCCCAGGTGGATTCAAGTGTGCTAGAGATACTGGATTCTTTATCGATGCTATCTCGATTGACCTCTTTACCGCAGGTAACTACTACTCTGATGGATTTGCACTCCAATACTTCGATAACGCTGCTCCAATCATTAATGGTCTCCTCGGTGAGGAAGGTCCATCAATCGTAGCGTTTGAAGCTGCTGGTGAGTACATGAAGGATGCAATCACCAACCAACTCTTTAATAAGGATGTTGGAATCTCTTCTGGTACTGCATACTTTGGTGTTGGTTCAACAAACATTCCTGTACTAAGATCTGGTAATGAAAATGCATGTCTAGATGTACAAGATAACATCGATTCCTTGGTCGGTATCGTCACTGTTGCTGTAGGTCTTGGAACAACAGGTCAACTTCCAACTACTACAGGTGCTCTTGATCTTGGAGAGTTTAATCAATCTTTAGGAATCAGCACATTCTCCCCAGGTGGATTTACTTGTGGTAGAGACATTAGATTCCTTGTTGATGCAATCTCCACTGACCTGTTCACTGGTGGTAATGCATACGCTGCAGGATTCTTACGTAACCAGTTCAAGGCTGCTGCAGGTTGGAAACCAACCGATGCTACTTATGATCCAGCAACTGGAGACTTCACTGCAATCATCGGAGCTGGTCACCCACTCCAAACCAATGATGTTATCTATCTTGACAAGGAAGGATTCACCTTCACTTGTGCAATGGATGGTAATAAGACAGAGCACTCTCTGCCAACCATTGGTCAATTAGCTTACACCAATGGATTAACAATCACTGGAACAAGCGCAACTTCATTCACAGTTAATGTTGGTGCTTCTGGTACTGACTGGTCATTCAACCCAACTGCTGCTACTTATGATCCAGCAACAGGTGACTTTACAGTTACTGTTGGTGAGCACTCACTGAGTGTTGGAGAGGGTGTTATCATCGAGGATAATTCCTTCACATTTAGTTGTGCAATGGATGGATTCCAAGCACAGAAGACTTATCCACGTCCTGGAATTGATCCATTTGCAGGTAGATCAGTTAAGATTACTTCAGTAACTTCGGATACTTTAACAGTTAACGTTGGTGCTTCTGGTCCTAACAAGTACTTTACTCCAACTGCTGCTGATTATAATGCAGCGACTGGTGATTTAACAGTTACTGTTGGTCAGCATGGTCTTGGAGTTGGACGTGGAGTTATCCTTGAGGATAATTCATTCGTCTTTACTTGCGACCAAGATGGTAATGCTACTCAGCATTCATATCCACGTTCAACTGATCCAATCTCTGGAGTATCTACATCAATTACTGCTGTTGGAATGTCTACCCACACAGTAACTAACGCAACATATGATGCTGCATCTGGTGATGTAGTACTTACAGTTGCATCTCATGGATTCACTAAAGGAGATTATATCAAACTTGACGATGCTTCTTTGACCTTCACATGTGTACTTGATGATAATACAGTATCTAAAGCATATCCTCGCGCTGGATATGATTATGCATCTGGTCGTTGGTTAGAAATCTCTGAAGTAACTCCAAATACATTTAAGATCAACATTGGCGCATCTTCTTACACTGGTGCTCACACCTTCGTAAGTGCAACTGCTAATGGACTTAAGAAGCAGACAGGAACATTTACAATTAATGTTGGTGATGCAGGAATCGCTGCTGGATCTGTTCACACCTTTGTTTACGCAGAGGGTAACGCTATCCGTCACGAGCCACAAACAACACATCAATTCGTAAGTGCAGATGCAGGTGCTGTTAAGCATCTTCCTCAGTCCGCTCACACATTTGTAAGAGCAACTACTGATTCAGTCAAGTCTTACGAACCAGCATATCGTGGATGGATTACAAGTGGACTTGCTGGCGAAGAAGCTCCTTCGAACAGTGCATTTATCGCTGCTGGTGGACTTATTAAGAAGGCATTGACCAACCAACTCTATAGAAAGGATGTTGGAATCTCTTCTGGTGCTGCTACTTATGGTGGCGCAGGTGGAGACATCCCTGTTCTTCCTTCTGGAAATATCAACTCCTGTCAAGATGTTCAGGATAACGTTGATACCCTGGTTGGAATCGTTACTGCTGTAGTTGGACTTGGAACAACCGCAACATTTGCAGATGCTCCAACATCAATCAACTCTGGTTACTATGATGTAACCGCAGGTATCGGAACAACTTCATCCCCAGGTGGATTCAAGTGTGCTAGAGACCTCGGATTCCTTGTTGATGCAGTCTCAACTGATATTCACGCAGGTGGTAACACATATACTAGAGACTTCTCACTCCTTTACTTCGATGGTGCTGGTAACCCAATCTCCAATGGTCTTGTAGGCGAAGAAGCACAATCACTGATTGCCTTCGAATCTGCCTCTGGATACATGAAGCAGGCAATTACCAACCAACTGAATGCTAAGGATGTTGGAATCTCCTCTGGTAAGGCAGCATTTAATGGTCCTGGCGGTAATATTCCTGTTCTCCTCTCAGGTAATGCTGAGGCTTGTACTGATGTACAGGCAGCAATTGAGAACCTTGTAGGTATTGCAACCGTTGCAGTTGGACTTGGAACAACCACTTCACTTCCTGCTGAAACTAAGGGTAACTTCCTTATCAACACTGATCCATTCACTAAGTTAACTATTCAAAATACTGCTGGATTTGGTAATACAACTCCAGGTGGTGTTAAGTGTGCTAGAGACGTTGGATACCTTGTTGACGCGCTCGCGATCGACGTATTCACAGGTGGCAACAGCTACTCCAGAGACTTCACACTGTTCTACTTCGATGGTGCTGGTAACCCAACTACAAATGGTTTACTTGGTGAAGAAGCTCCTTCTATCGTTGCATTTGACTTTGTTGCAGATCTCGCTAAGAAGGCAGTTACTAACCAACTCAACCGTAAGGATGTTGGAATCTCCTCTGGTCCTGCTACCTACGTTGGTGGTGGTACTTCAGAAGCAGTTCTTCCTTCTGGAAATGCAAATGCATGTCAAGATGTTCAGGATAATATCGACACTATCGTTGGTATTGTTACAGTCGCGATCGGTGCAGGTGCTACAACTGGATTACCAACTCTGAATGAAGGTTACTTCAATCAGGCAGGTATCGGAACAACTTCATCCCCAGGTGGATTCAAGTGTGCTAGAGACCTTGGTTACCTTGCTGACGCGGTTGCTGGAGACCTTTACACTGGTGGTAACAAGAACATTGTTGGATTCGCCCTCTCCTACTTCGATGGAGCAGGTAACCCAATCACCAACGGACTCCTTGGTGAAGAATCTGAATCTGTAACTGCATTCACTGCATTCGGAGATCTCTCAAGAGCAGCAGTTACCAACCAACTTAATGCTCAAGATTTGACACTCTCGCCTGATTGGGTAACTGGAGACAACAGAAATCCTGATTCTTGTGCAGATGTACAAAACTTCATTGAGAACCTTGTAGGCATCGCAACTGTCGCTGTCGGACTTGGAACAACAACTTCACTCCCAGTTGTTAATAAGGGATTTGATGAAAGAGATGATGAGCAGTATAGATACTTCGATTCTTACCGCCTGATTCAACAGAACAGACAGGAAGTAATTGATAGATCTATCGGTTCTATCGCTCAAGGATATGATGCATATGATACATTCTTCTTCCCAGGTGATCTGGAAGAAAATGCAAGATCTAGATTCTATGATGCATACAGAATGATCCAACTGAATAAGGATGTAATTGTTGGACTTGCATTTACAGATGCTGTAAACAATCCAAACTTCAATGCATTCAACTTCAGTGCAGTCGAAGATAAGTGTAAGAGAGACACAGGATTCTTCATCGATGCTATCTCCCTTGACGTACTTATTGGTGCTAACAAGTATGCTACAGAGTTTACTCTCCAATACTTTGATGGTGCTGGTAACCCAATCACTGGTGGATTAGTTGGTGAAGAAGATGAGTCAATCTTCGTCTTCCAAGCAGCAGCTAAGTACATGAAGAACGCACTTACCAACAACTTGGTTGGTGCAGCATACTCTGATCTTACCGTCTCCGCAGGTGGAACATACTTCGGAGTTGGATCTGATGTAACTAACACTGATCCTACCGCATGTCTTGACATTCAAGACCAAGTTGATACATTGACTGGCATTGTTACAGCAACTGTTGCTGCAGGAAATACCACTGGTCTTCCAACTATCACTGGCGGTATCTTTGATCAGAGCGTCTCTGCTGGCGCTACAACCCCAGGTGGTTATAAGTGTGCAAGAGACATTGGATTCTTCGTTGATGCGGTCTCAACTGACGTATTCATCGCTGGTAACAAGTACTCTCAAGAGTTTACTCTCCAATACTTCAATGAGTCTGGAGCAGTTTACATCGACGGTGGAGAAGTTGCTCCAACTGTTGTTGGTCTTGGCGGTGCTGGTGAGTTCATGAAGGATGCTCTCACTAACCAACTCTATAGAAAGGATGTTGGAATCTCTTCTGGTCCTGCTACTTATGGTGGACCTGGAGTTGCACATACCGTATTCATCTCTGGTAACGCTCTCGCATGTCAGGATGTTCAGGATAACGTTGATACTCTGGTTGGCATTGTAACAGTCGCACTTGGCGCTGGAACAACTGCTTCGCTCTCGGGTCTCACATACAACACTGGTATCTTTGATAGAGCAAGTGGAATCGGAAGCACTGAGAACCCAGGTGGTTACAAGTGTGCAAGAGACCTTGGATTCCTCATCGACGCAGTTGCAACTGACGTATTCAGTGGCGGTAATATCTACTCCAGAGGATTCTCTGAGCAGTATTACTACGCAGACGGAACCAAGATCAGAGGTGGTCTAGAAGGTGAAGAAGTACCTTCACTGACAGCATTCAGATACTCTGGTGAGTTCATGAAGGATGCTATCACTAACCAACTCTATCGTAAGGATCTGACATTATCAACTGGTCCTGCAAACTATGGTGGCGTTGGAATCGTTACCTACACTGCTTCTGGTAACGAAAATACCTGTCAGGATGTCCAAGGTAACATTGATAACTTGGTTGGAATCATCACAACAGTCATCGGAGCTGGTAACACCTCTGACCTGTACGATGGAACAATCGGAGTTACTGAAGGTTACTTCACACTCAACCTCGGTGAGTTTGGACAAACTGTTGGATTCGGAACAACCGCAGGTGATCTGGTCGGACTCGGAACTACTTCTTCCCCAGGTGGTTACAAGTGTGCAAGAGATATTGGATACCTTGTTGATGCTGTTGCAACTGACGTATTCGTTGGTGGTAACACTTACTCCAAGGACTTCGCAAGACAATACTTCGATGGAAACGGAAGACCAATTACTCCTGGTCTAAACGCAGAGAAGACAGAATCTGTAACGGCATTTATCGCTGCTGGCGATCTAATGGCGAAGGCAGTATCTAACCAACTCTACGCGAAGGATCTAACACTAACATTCGGACCTGAAGTTTACGGATCTGGTGGTTACACAGTTGTTTATACAAGATCGGGTAATCCTGATGCATGTCAAGATGTACAAGACTTCATCTCTAACAGAATCGGAATCATTACCGAGTCTATTGGAATTGGTACTCTTACAACTCTAGACAACTACGTAGATAATCCAGGATCGTTCCTTGATCAAGAGAATAAGTGCAGAAGAGATATCGGATACTTTGTAACATCTGTTCGCGATGACCTAGAAAATTCAACTAACGCGAATACAATCGCTGCGGTTAATTACTACTTCGATGAAGAAGGTGAACCACTTGCTAAGGGTCTACTTGGTGAAGAAGTTGAAACTGTAACTGCGTTCCGCGCATCTGCAGACTACATGCAGTTGGCAATCAATAACCAACTCAACAATAAGAACTTCGATCTCCTTGATGACGCAGCATACGGTTCAAACAATACTCCTGAGGCATGTCAGAATGTTCAGGATACAATTGATAACCTGATCGGAATTGCTACTGACGCGATCCTGAAGGGTGAACCATCACCAGTTAGAATCTCTGCAGCGTCTACATTCTTTACCGCTAACGTTGGTAAGGGACCATTCGCTCACTACTATACTCCAGGTTCTGGTGGTACTGTTCAAATCAATGCCCAGAGACCATTTGACGGTCAGGTAGCAGTCTTTGATAAGTTATATTATCAACTTGATAAGATCCAAGTTACCAACGGTGGTAGCGGTTATACCGAGACTCCTGAGGTAACAATTGCGGATCCAACAACTGAGTGGGGTGTTCCCGCGCAGGCGATTGCAACCGTTGAAAACGGTTCAGTCATCTCTGTTGAGGTTGTATCCAGTGGTAGAGGATTCGTTGTTCCTCCTGCAGTAAGCATCGCTGCTCCACAAGGAGCTGGTGGTGTCCAGGCAAGAATTGTTCCTTCTATCTATCCTTCATACTTCACAGTATCGAAGGCAACATTACCCGATAAGGTAACTGGAATCTCTACCGTCACATTTGACACCCAGGTTCCATATGATGTTGGAGTTGGAATGGATGTTTACTTCTATAAGCAGTCCAGAGTTCTTGCTTCATCACACGCATTTGAATACATTGGTTCTGGAATCAATGTCAAGACAGCATTACCACAAAATGGAGGAGTTACAATCCCAGAAAATGAAACCGTGAATCTGAATGGTGGTCTGGTGGTCTTCACCAGTACTGACCAGTCAGGTAACTTCAAGATCGGTGATGGACTGATTATTAACCAAAACACAGGAACAATCTCTGGAACGTCATATTCTAAGTCGTTGTTCTCCACCCTAACCCCATTCATTCTCGCACTCGGAGGAGAGTAATCCATGGCACTAGCCCTTAACGTATTCAAAACGATTACGAACGTTGTATCTCAGTCTCCAGTAGGAATCTATACAGCTCCCGTGGGATACACGGGGGTTCTCCTCCTGGCACAAGCATCAAATATCGGAGCGTCTAGTCAAGACATTAGCGTATCCCACAGAAGAACAAAAGCAGGTATTGCAGTGACAACAGAACTGTTTAATCAGTTCCCAATTCCTGGTAATGATTCCGCTAACCTGCTTGCAGGTAAGTTGGTTATGGAACAAGGCGATACACTTATGGTAAAAGGAAGTACAAATACAGATCTAAAATTGATTGTATCTGTTCTAGAAACACTCAACTGATTTAAAAATAATACAATTAAATCAATAATAAATAGGTGTATATACTACACCTATTTTTTTATGGCTAGGCAAAAGGGAGATGAATTTTCATATATCTCTGAAGACGACTATAAAACGTTGATAACTGTATATCAACAAAAAACATTTAAACTTTTTAATGAGAATATCTCTCTTGAAGCTAAGGTAGCAACTTTAAATTCATTAGTAGAATCTTTAAAAAATACGGTTCAAGACTTAACTGAATTATCAAAACAGCAGCAAGAAAAGGCAGCAAGAAGTTCTAGAAGATCCAGCAAAAAAGCAAAAGTTCAAGAAGAAGAAATTATTGAAGATGCTGGAGAATATGGAGATGAAGAAACTTTTAATTGAATAAATACTATATAAAGTTCTGTTATATAACAGAATCTACGGTATATACCACTCATGCATCAGGTTGATAAATGTCAAAATTTTTAAGCGAACGCAAGAAAAATCTTAGAATAGGTATAGCTTCTTATACCGACGACTCAACAGTACTTGAAGTAACTGGACGGGTCGGAATTGGCACAACCTATGCATCAGCGGAGTTATCTGTACAAGGAGATGCGACAATATCTGGGGTCCTAACCGCCTCAGATATTGTTGTATCTAATGATCTTGAAGTAGTTGGAGTAGTTACTGCAACCGAATATTATGGTGATGGATCAAAATTAAAAAATCTAATTACCGATAAATTATCAGATCCTCAAGGAACTGCACCACAATTTATTGGATTTGTAACTGCAACAACAGGCGTTGTTACATCATTTGCTTCTAATGAAGATTTTGTATTCGTTCCTCAAACAAAGAGTGTTGGTATTGGTTTAACCAATCCAGATGCAGATAAGAAATTAACCGTAGATGGTGATGTTAGAGTTACTGGATTTGTAACTGCATCGGAATTTTTTGGTGATCAAGTTATTGGAACCCCATCTGCTGGTTTCTTACCTGGAGCAGTTGGAATTGAGACTGGAGATTATACCAAAGACTCTGTGAATGAAATTAATTTTATTCTAGGGAAATTGGTTCCAAAACCACCAGCAACTATTTTAAATGAACCATTCTCTTTGACTGGGTTGACTGGTGTTGGAAGATTGTGTTCAGGATTTAATCCTACTAACAATACTGATGGTGATTTGACGCCATCAGCAGGTACACAATATAGTAGAAATACTGATAATACCGTTACTTCAAATTATATTACAGAATATGGTCCAGGAGATGCTGGAACAGTTACTGGATTTGTAAATGCTGTTGGAGTTGGTACTACAGATTTATCCATTGGATCTAATGATGGCATCTATGGTTCCTTGCAAATTGCAAACAATAAAGATGCATTCTTCTCATCAAGAAATCCAGGGATTAACTCTGAATTTTATGAAGTTTATGATGCCAGATTGATTAATGCTCCATGTCCTGATGGATTTAATAAAGCATTCATTCAACAGTTTGCATATACTACCCAGCAGGCATATTGGTATGAGGATGGAAGTACAGTCACTGCACCTGTTTTAAGTGTTACTACTCCAGTAACACCACCTTCACCAACTTTGAATTATTCTTCTGGTGTACCACATTACACACAAGATTCTAGCAATGCATTTACTTATGTAATAACTTGTGAGAATGCTACGGGTGATATGTACACTCAGAATACCTTTCTGACATCTAGTGGTCAAACTACTGGATTTCAAAATGGTGGAAGTAAAAGTTATACTAATTTTGATGGAGGTGTTAATCCACCAGTTCAGAATTATGGTGTAGGTACTGGCGTAACATGTTTAGTTTCTCAAACACCTAGAGATCTTCATCAAACAGTTAATACTGATGCTACTAGATTCTCTACCTACACTGCAACAACTCCTTATGGGTCAGATACAGTAAGAGCAACTATAACTCCTGCAGTCAATATGATGGGAACAACTGCAAGGACTAATATTATTGATGAAGATAACATTGCAGTTAATAGTTTAGGAACTGGTTCTGGAAATGCTGTTAGAGTGAACGCTGGATCTAGTGCAGATAATCCCACACCAGTTTACACATCATTTAGTGCTTCTACTACTGCAGCAGCATATGAATCTATTGTTAGAGGAGGTGCTTTGAGGCATGATCAAACAGATTATTCTAGTGGATCTTGGTTACCAGTAGGACCAGATTATTCTTCTGGTAGAACTGGAGCACAATATTTCCAATTGCAATTTATAAGATCTCAGGTATCTGAATTTAGAATAGCAGTTAGTGGATCGTATGCAGGATGTTGGGTATGTATGCCCGACAATTCTACATGGACTTCATCTTTATCTGGTACTAATGGTTGGGCAGACATGTTCCAAGCATATAGAGGTGCTGGTGTACCAACATCAGCAGAACCAGGATGTTCTTCGGGTGGTGCAATGAATGGTTCTGGCGGAACATTTACATGTGTATTTGGTACAGAATCTTCATCTAATGACTCAAACAATCGCATTTTGATTCGTTGGAGATTGAACTCTGGGCAGTCAATTACTGCCATGTCATTCACGTCTACATAAGGTAAGGGGAAGTAAGATCTGTGGCAGCATCTCAAGAACAAAAGCTAGATTTTCTATTAAAGAAGATAGGTTATACCGCATCCAAAACTGGTATAGCTGAGGACTCTACTTTATCAGGCACCAAAAAAGCACCATTTGCGGAAGCTATTCCTTCGCCACTGGTAATTCGTTCTGATCTTATTTGGTCAGAGAGTGGAGATATTCCAGGAACTCCACCTTCAGCAACTAGTTCTATTGTACAGGTATATGGAACAGCAAGTGCTTTAAGATTAACGGCAGACCCCACTGTTAGTGGTAATAGAGCATTTTTATGTAGAGCAACGTATAATAATAACAGTTCAACACTTCTGGGTGATTGGATTGATCCTAGCTTTGGTCCAGATTACATTGTTAAAGTTTATAGAGGTGATCCTGCTTCTGGTGGTGTGCAGCTATCTGCAGCTGGTGCTGGATCAAATGATACTTGGTTCTTTGATTATGCTGCAGGTGTACTTAACTTCAATGGAACTGTAGTCCCTTCTGGAGTAAACTCTGGAAATGTTTACCTTGTTGCTTATAGGTACAAGGGACCAAAGGGTGTTGTTACCCAAGGATCATCTCCATCTTTTGATAATATTATTTCTGGTATTCTAACTGCAGATGCATTCTATACTGGATTTGATACAAATAGTTCATTAGCACTTACTGGTGATAAAATTTTAGGTCCAGCATCAATTAGTATTGTACCATTCCAAGATGGTGTTGTATTCATTGAGGGTGACCTTCAAATCAAAGGAACTCCGATTGGATTTAGTAGTAGTCAAATTACATTCTTCGATAATGATGTTGTTCTTGGAACAGATTCTATTATCTTTAATGCTAATGAGACATTAGAATCTAATCTTGACGGATCTGTTATTGGTATTGGTTCTACATCAGTAAGAAAATCAATAAAATACAAATTCAGTATTGATGCTTGGCAATCTAGTGTGAACTTTGGTGTTCATGAACCAGATGGAGCATACTATGTTGCTGAAAATGAAGTATTAAATGCAACTACGCTTGGATTAGGAATTACAAATTCAAATCTTAGATCTGCAAATCCTGGATTTATTAATGATAGGGTACAAACTCAGGCACAACCAGAGGATTTTATTCTCTTCTATGATCAGACTGATGGTTTATTAAAGAAAGATACAATTTTGAGTGCTGCTTTACAAGGTGCTCAAGGTCTGCAAGGTCTTCAGGGTCTTCAAGGTAACCAGGGCAACCAAGGTAATCAGGGTAATCAAGGTCTTCAAGGCAACCAAGGTCTACAAGGTTTACAGGGTTTACAAGGTCTTCAGGGTCTTCAAGGCAATCAAGGTCTGCAAGGTCTTCAGGGCAACCAAGGTCTTCAGGGTGTTGCTGGTCCAGTAGAAGGTGATCCATATCAGGTAATCTTCAAAAATGCATCTAATCTCCCACAAGGTTCTGATGATCTAAGATTTGATGCCAACAGTAATCTTTATGTTGCTGGTATTGTTACTGGTACATCATTTAAGACTGGAGCACTTGGACAAGCAATTATTGTAAATAGTGATTCTATCACTGGTCCATCAACAATTACCCTTGACCCAGCAGGTGTTGGTGATAACACAGGTATTGTTAGAATTAAAGGCAACCTAGTTGTTGATGGTGAAACAATCACAATTAGTACTGGTACTCTGGATATTCCAGACTTCAAGATTGGAATTGCAAAATCGGTAGGAGATAATGCTCTCCTAGATGGTGCTGGTATTGGTATCGGTTCAACATCAATTAGAAAAGATATTGTTTGGCAATCTGGAACAGCATCTATTTACATTACAGAAAATGTAAACGTTCCAAGTGGAAAAGTTTATAAAATTAATGGAAATACTGTATTAGAAGAAACAACTCTTGGTACAGGAGTTACAAATTCTTATCTTACTAATGTATCTCCAAATCTTATATTCCAAAAACCACAATTAACTGGAGATATTCAACAGTCAGATCTACTTCTTTTATATGATATTAGTGATTCTAGCTTAAAGAAAGCAACGATTACTGACGTATCTATTCAAGGTGTCCAAGGAACACAAGGTCGTCAAGGTAATCAGGGCAATCAAGGTAACCAGGGCAACCAGGGTAACCAAGGTAACCAAGGTAACCAAGGAAATCAGGGCAACCAAGGTTTACAAGGTCTACAAGGTAATCAGGGTAACCAGGGCAACCAAGGTAATCAGGGCAATCAGGGCAATCAAGGTAACCAGGGACTTCAAGGTGTAGGTTCTCAAGGTGTACAGGGTCTACAAGGTTTACAGGGTCTACAAGGTAACCAGGGATTACAGGGTGTAGGTGCTCAAGGTCTCCAGGGTAACCAAGGTCGTCAAGGCAACCAAGGTAACCAGGGTCTCCAAGGTAACCAAGGTAACCAAGGACTTCAAGGTCTTCAGGGTGGTATTGGTGATAGAGGAGGTATTCGTTATGAATGGGTTCAGAGTACAACAGATCAAGATCCTGGAAATGGTAATGTTGCATATAACAACTCGGCAATAAACTCAGTTACTCAAATTTATATTGATAACTTAGATGATCTTGGTAATAATCAGACTGCTTGGTATGATGTTTGGGATGATACTGAGAATCCAGATAGAGGATACTTATACTTTATCTCTGCGGATATTTTATCTGGAACTACAGTAAACATTTTTAGAATTAATGGTGTTAATCAAGTTGCATCTGGATACTATAAAATTTCAGTAGAGTATGTAACTGGTACATTACCTTCTAATGGTGACATTTTAACACTGTTCCATAGTAGAACTGGTATTCAAGGTTTACAAGGAAACCAGGGCAACCAAGGTAATCAAGGTAATCAAGGCAACCAAGGTAATCAAGGCAACCAGGGTCTCCAAGGTCTCCAAGGTCTTCAAGGTAACCAAGGCAACCAAGGTAATCAGGGTAACCAGGGTAACCAGGGCAATCAAGGTAATCAGGGTAACCAAGGTAACCAGGGTATGCTTGGAGACCGTGGTGGTATTCGTTATGACTTTGATTCTACTACCACAGCAGGTACGGGTGGACAAGGATCATTAAGGTATAACAATGCTACCGCAGCAAATATTACAGAATTATATTTTGATGATACAGATTCTTTTGGATCTGATCAAACTGGTTGGTACGATACATTTGACGATACTCAGTTAAATGCTGGACTAAATCGTGGATACCTCTATGTAACCTCGGCAGATTCTGGTGGTAATGTAACTTCTATATTCTATGTTGATGATGCTGTAATAGATAACACTACTTATTGGACTGTTCCTGTAACTTATGTAAGTGGTGATATTCCTTCAAATGGTCAAGAAGTAACGGTACTATTCACTAAGAGTGGAACTCAGGGTGTCCAAGGTAACCAGGGCAACCAAGGCAACCAAGGTAATCAGGGTAACCAAGGTAACCAAGGTAACCAGGGACTTCAAGGCAACCAAGGTAATCAGGGTAACCAAGGTAATCAAGGTAACCAAGGTAATCAGGGCAACCAGGGTAATCAAGGTTTACAAGGTCTCCAAGGTCTCCAAGGTCTACAGGGTAATCAAGGCAACCAAGGTAACCAGGGCAACCAGGGTAATCAAGGCAACCAAGGAAACCAGGGTAATCAAGGTTTACAAGGTAACCAGGGTATGCTTGGAGACCGTGGTGGTATTCCTTATAGATTTAATACTGCTACTGGATCTGGATCTTCAGGTGATGGAGATTTTAGATTTAATAATAGTACCATTGGTAGTGTAACTCAAATATATGTTGATGATAATGATATCTTTGGAGTAGATCACTCTGCTTGGGTTGCAAATTGGGATGATACTCAAGTTATTGCTGGAGAAGGTAGGGGATACATTTATATTACCTCAGCAGATTCTGCAACTAATGTTAGTGCAATATTTGAAGTAACTGGGGCAATAACAGACCAAACTGATTATCAGGAAATACCTGTTACTTATTTGAGTGGTAATATTCCTTCTAATGCACAAGATATAACCATCTTCTTTACAAAGACAGGTATTCAAGGTCTACAAGGTAACCAGGGTAACCAGGGTAATCAAGGCAACCAAGGAAACCAGGGTAACCAGGGTAACCAGGGCAACCAAGGATTACAGGGTCTCCAAGGTCTCCAAGGTCTTCAAGGTAACCAAGGCAACCAGGGTAACCAAGGTAATCAAGGATTGCAGGGTAACCAAGGTAACCAGGGCAACCAAGGTAATCAAGGTAACCAGGGTAATCAAGGTAATCAGGGACTTCAAGGAAACCAAGGTCTGCAGGGTATGCTTGGAGACCGTGGTGGTATTCCTTATGAGTTTGATACTACTACCGCAGCAGGTTCTGGTGGTCAAGGGGTATTAAGATTTGATAGTCCAGCTATTGCAAACGCAACTACACTTTATTTTGATGATACAGATCTATTTGGAATAGATCAAACCGCTTGGTATGATACTTGGGACGATACTCAAGTTAATGTTGGAGAGAATCGTGGATACATTTATATTACTACCTCAGATTCTTCTACAAACACAAGTATTATCTTTGAAGTAGATGGTTCTGTATCTGATAATGGTTCTTATTATAGTATTCCAGTAAACTATTTAACTGGATCTCTTCCTTCTAATGGACAAGAATTAACAGTATTCTTCACTAAAACAGGTACACAAGGTTTACAAGGTAACCAAGGTCTTAGTGGTAGAAATGCTGAAACTACTTATGTTTATACATTCAGTTCTTCAACAGGTGCAGCAAATCCTGGATCTGGAAGATTAAGATTTGATAATTTCTCAACTCAGTCTAGTGCAACTGAGTTGTACATTGCCAACACTGATAGTGGTGGAACTGATCTGTCAGACTTCCTTGCAGATATTGAGAACTATGGAATTCTAGAGAGACAAGCTCTTGTTAAGATTGTAGATCCTGTTGATGCATCCCAATATCATTTGTTTGTTGTTGGTAATACTCAATTACAAACTGGTGGTGCTACTGGATGGTTCTCATTTGACATTACCCAATTCTATGCATCTTCTGGAAACTTCTCTAATAACGATACAGTATTCATTAGCTTCTCGTTTATAGGACCTCAAGGTGTTCAAGGTAACCAAGGTCTCCAAGGACTCCAAGGTAACCAAGGTAATCAAGGTAACCAGGGCAACCAAGGTCTCCAAGGTAACCAGGGTAATCAAGGTAACCAGGGTAATCAAGGTAATCAAGGAAACCAGGGCAACCAAGGTCTCCAAGGTCTCCAAGGTCTGCAAGGTCTCCAGGGTAACCAAGGTAACCAGGGTAACCAAGGTAATCAAGGATTGCAGGGTAACCAAGGTAACCAGGGCAACCAAGGTAATCAAGGTAACCAGGGTAACCAAGGTAATCAAGGATTGCAGGGTAACCAAGGTAACCAGGGCAACCAAGGTAATCAAGGTAACCAGGGTAATCAAGGCAATCAAGGTCTACAGGGTAACTACGGCAACCGTGGTGGGGTTCCTTATATCTTCTCTACAACTACACAGAATGGAGATCCTGGTAATGGTAATTTTAGATATAATAATGCAACCATTGGTTCTGTAACCGAAATTTATATTGATAACTTAGATGACCTAGGTAATGATCAGACCGCTTGGTATGATGTTTGGGATGATACTCAACTAAATGCAGGTTTAAGTCGTGGTAATCTTGTAATAACATCTGCAGATAGTGCAGATACTAATGTAAATATCTTTAATGTTGTAGGAGCAGTTACAGCAGAGACTGGTTATTACAGAGTTCCTGTTGCATATGTATCTGGATCTTTACCAACCAACTCTGAAAAGTTAGTATTTAACTTTACAAGATCTGGTGTCCAAGGTGTTCAAGGTTTACAAGGTCTTCAAGGTCCAGATGGTGTAAGTTCTGGAGATACTTTTGAATACTTCTATTCAACAAGCACTACAGCCGCAGATCCTGGACAAGGATTTATAAGATTTGATAATAGTACAATTGAGAATAGTACAGAAATATACCTTGATCATAGAGATGAAAATGGATCAGATTTAAGTGACTTCTATTCATTCGTTGATCAATATGGATCTCCTGGAAATAAGGGATTTGTTAAGATTCAGTCTCAAACAAATGCAAATAACTTCTATATTTTTAGACTTGGTGGAGTTATTTTAGAGTCTGCTGGTGCTAATGGATGGAGTACATTAGATTTAACTTCAAATGTTAGTGCTGGTACTGGATTCTCTAATAATGAAGCAATATTCTTAAGTTTTGGTCTTGCTGGTATTCAAGGTACTCAAGGTAACCAAGGTAATCAGGGACTCCAAGGTAATCAAGGTAACCAAGGTAACCAGGGTAATCAAGGTAATCAGGGTAATCAAGGTAACCAGGGCAATCAAGGCAACCAGGGACTTCAGGGCAATCAAGGTAACCAGGGTAACCAAGGTAATCAAGGTAACCAGGGTAACCAAGGTCTCCAAGGCAATCAAGGTAACCAGGGTAACCAAGGTAATCAAGGTAACCAGGGTAACCAAGGTCTCCAAGGCAATCAAGGTAACCAAGGTAATCAAGGTAACCAGGGTAATCAGGGTAACCAAGGTATGCTTGGAGACCGTGGTGGCATTCCTTACTTATTTGACACAACTACTACCGCAGGATCTGGTGGTCAAGGAAGAATTAGATTCAATAGTGGAACAATTGGTAGTGTAACTGAACTTTATTTTGATGATACAGATTCATTTGCTGTTGATCAAACTGGTTGGTATGATACTTGGGATGATACTCAAGTCAATTCTGGTTCAAATCGCGGATATGTATATATTACGTCTGCAGATAGTTCCAGTAATACTACAGCAATCTTCTATGTAGATGATGTTGTTACTGATAATGGTACTTATTATACCATCCCTGTTACTTTTGTAAGTGGAAATCTACCTACAAACAATCAAGAACTTACAGTCTTCTTTACAAAGACAGGTATTCAGGGTCTCCAAGGTAATCAGGGTAACCAAGGCAATCAAGGTAATCAAGGTAACCAAGGTAATCAAGGACTCCAAGGTAATCAAGGTAACCAGGGCAACCAGGGTAATCAGGGTAACCAGGGACTCCAAGGTAATCAGGGTAATCAGGGTAACCAGGGACTCCAAGGTAATCAGGGTAACCAAGGCAACCAAGGTAATCAGGGTAACCAAGGCAACCAAGGTAATCAAGGATTGCAAGGTCTCCAAGGTCTACAAGGTCTCCAAGGTCTACAAGGTAACCAAGGTAATCAGGGTAACCAAGGTCTCCAAGGCAATCAAGGTAACCAAGGTAACCAGGGTAACCAAGGAAATCAAGGTCTCCAAGGCAATCAAGGAAACCAAGGTAATCAAGGTAACCAGGGTAACCAGGGTAACCAAGGAAATCAAGGTCTCCAAGGCAATCAAGGAAACCAAGGTAATCAAGGTAACCAGGGCAACCAGGGTAATCAGGGTATGCTTGGAGACCGTGGTGGTGTTCCTTACTTATTTGACACAACTATTACAGCGGGATCTGGTGGTCAAGGAAGACTTAGATTTAATAATGGAACAATTGCCAATGTTACAAACATGTATTTTGATGACACTGATGAATTCGGTGTTGATCAGACTGGTTGGTATGACACTTGGGACGATACGGTAGTTAATGCGGGACTCAATAGAGGATATATTTACATTACTTCCGCAGACTCTGCAACTAATGTTACTGCGGTATTCTATGTAAACAATACTGTTGAGAACAATACTTCATATTATAGAGTACCAGTTACTTATCTAAGTGGTAATCTCCCCACAAATGGTCAAGCAGTAACGGTATTCTTTACAAAGACAGGTGTTCAGGGTGTTCAAGGTAACCAGGGTAATCAAGGTAATCAAGGTAACCAGGGCAACCAGGGTAATCAGGGTAACCAAGGTAATCAGGGACTTCAAGGCAACCAGGGTAATCAAGGTAATCAAGGTAACCAGGGCAACCAGGGTAATCAGGGCAACCAGGGTAATCAGGGTAATCAAGGTCTACAAGGATTGCAAGGATTACAAGGATTGCAAGGCAACCAAGGTAATCAAGGTAATCAAGGTAACCAAGGTCTCCAAGGCAATCAAGGTAACCAGGGCAACCAAGGCAACCAAGGTAACCAGGGTAATCAAGGTAATCAGGGACTTCAAGGCAATCAAGGACTTCAAGGCAATCAAGGTAACCAAGGAAATCAAGGTAACCAAGGTAATCAAGGTCTTCAAGGTAATCAAGGCAACCAGGGTAATCAAGGCAACCAAGGTAATCAGGGTAACCAAGGTAATCAGGGTAACCAGGGTAACCAGGGTATGCTTGGAGACCGTGGTGGTGTTAGGTATTCCTTTGATACTACTACAACTGCAGGAACAGGTGGACAAGGTGTTATTAGATTCAATGATTCCAATATTGCAAACGTAAGCACTCTTTATTTTGATGATACAGATTCATTTGGTGTTGATCAAACTGGTTGGTACGATACTTTTGATGATACAATAGTAAATAATGGACTTAATAGAGGTTACATTTATATTAGTAGTGCTGATAGTACATCAAATGTAACAGCAGTATTCTTTGTTGATGGTCCAGTAGTTAATAATGGAACATACTACAGCGTACCTGTAAATAACCTTACTGGTTCTTTACCATCAAATGGGCAAGATTTGAGTGTTGTCTTTACTAAGAGTGGACAGCAAGGTGTTCAAGGCAATCAAGGACTCCAAGGCAATCAAGGTCGTCAAGGTAACCAGGGTAACCAGGGCAATCAAGGTAATCAGGGTCTTCAGGGTAATACTGGTAGTCGTGGAGGAAATCCATATATCTTCTCTACAACCACTACTAATGCAGATCCTGGAAATGGTGTCGTAAGATATAACAATAGCAATATTGCATCTGTTACTGAATTTTATATTGATAACTTAGATGATCTAGGTAACAATCAGACGGCATGGTATAACACATGGGATGATACTGTAACAAATACTGGATTGGTTAGAGGTTATTTGTATATAACTTCTTCTGACTCCAACCAAACTACAGTAAATGCTTTTGCAGTTAGTGGAGATGTTATTGCTCAAACTGGATATTATAGAATACCTGTTACCTACATTTCTGGTACTTTACCAGGAAATAATGAACAGTTATCAATTAACTTTACTCCTGCAGGTGCTCAAGGTCTCCAAGGTAATCAAGGTCTTCAAGGAAACCAGGGTATTAAAGGTAGAGATTCTGAAAATAGTTACAATTATTTCTATAATAATTCAACCACTGCAAGTGATCCTGGAAGTGGTAATTTAAGATTTAATAATGCAAATATTGCTAGTGCAACAGCAGTTTATATTGATAATACAAACAGTGATAATGTAAATCTTGACACATTCCTACAAACAATTACTGAATATGGATCGGTAAACAAGAGAGGATTCATCAGAATTGGTCTTGCTAATGATTTAACAGCATACAATGTATATGAAATTACAGGAGTTACTCAAAATGCTTCTGGTGCTGGTGGATGGCACACTATTTCAATTACTAATGTTATATCAACAACCACAACTATCAGTAATAATACTGAACTAATTGTAAGTATTTCTGTTGCTGGACCTCAAGGTACTCAAGGTAACCAGGGTAACCAGGGTAATCAGGGTAACCAGGGTCTACAAGGTAACCAAGGACGCCAAGGCAACCAGGGCAACCAAGGTAATCAAGGTAACCAAGGTAATCAAGGTAACCAAGGAAATCAAGGACTCCAAGGCAACCAAGGCAACCAAGGTAATCAGGGTAATCAAGGCAACCAGGGTAACCAGGGATTGCAAGGTAACCAAGGTAACCAAGGAAATCAAGGTAATCAGGGTAACCAAGGTATGCTTGGAGACCGTGGTGGCATCCCTTACCTATTCGATACTAACACTGCTGCTGGATCTGGTGGTCAAGGAAGACTTAGATTCAACTCTGGTACTATTGGTAGTGTCACAAACATGTATTTTGATGACACTGATGAGTTTGGAGTAAATCAAACTGGTTGGTACAATACTTGGGATGATACAGTAGTTAATGCTGGTTTAAATCGTGGTTATATCTATATTACATCGGCAGACAGTTCAACAAATGTTACCGCAGTATTCTATGTAAACAATACTGTTGAGAACAATACTTCATATTATAGAGTACCAGTCACATACTTGAGTGGTAATTTACCATCAAATGGTCAAGAAGTAACAGTCTTCTTTACAAAAACTGGCGTACAGGGACTTCAAGGTAACCAGGGTAATCAAGGCAACCAAGGTAATCAAGGACTCCAAGGTAATCAAGGTAACCAAGGTAATCAGGGCAACCAAGGTAATCAAGGTAATCAGGGTAACCAGGGTAACCAGGGTAACCAAGGATTGCAGGGTAACCAAGGCAACCAAGGTAATCAGGGTAATCAGGGTAATCAAGGCAACCAAGGTAATCAAGGACTCCAAGGTAATCAAGGTAACCAAGGTAATCAGGGCAACCAAGGTAATCAAGGTAATCAGGGTAACCAAGGTAATCAAGGTCTACAAGGTTTACAGGGTATCGCTGCTGCAAGATCTCTCGGATCTACATTTGAATACACTACTTCTACTGCAAACTCTGATCCAGGAACAGGACATCTTGGATTTAATGCCGCTGTAACTGCAAACTTCACAACATTCAGAATTAGTGAAACTGATATTAACTTGAGTGATGTTGAAGGTATTCTTGCTTCTCTAGATTATTCTGATAACATTCCTAGATCTATTGTTACTGTTCAAAGAGAAGTTAATAACTTAGATTATGTTATCTTCTCCATTGAAAGTGCTAGAACAGATAATGGTGGATGGAGAAGTTATTCATGTACAAAGATTGCACAGACTGGAACATTCTCTGATGGTGATAAGGTCTTTGCTGTTATCCAACCAGTTGGTAACCAGGGTGTTCAAGGTCTCCAGGGTAACATTGGTAACCGTGGTGGAGTTCCTTATGACTTCCAAGGATCTGGTGGAGGAGCTCCTGGATCAGGTACAGTTACATATAATAGTGGAACATTCTCCAGTATTACTGAACTTAGAATCAATGATATTGATGCTTTAAGTAATGACCAGTCAAACTGGATTGCAAGTTGGGATGATACAGCATTAACTGGTGGATTGAACAGAGGTTATATCTACCTTATCTCTGCAAACTCCGCACAAAATACTGTCAATATTTTTGAAGTTGATGGTAGTGCAACAAATAATGGATCATATTACACTATTCCAGTCAATCCTATTAGTGGTTCTGTTCCCTCAAACGGAACAGAACTTACCATAGCATTTACAAGATCTGGTGTCCAGGGTGTTCAAGGTAATCAAGGCAACCAAGGTAACCAAGGACTGCAAGGTAACCAGGGCAACCAAGGAAACCAGGGTAACCAGGGTAACCAGGGTAATCAGGGTAACCAAGGTAATCAAGGATTGCAGGGTAACCAAGGTAACCAGGGTAACCAGGGTAATCAGGGTAACCAAGGTAATCAAGGATTGCAGGGTAACCAAGGTAACTACGGTAACCGTGGTGGAGTTCCTTATAACTTCTCTACAACCACTACTAACGCAGATCCTGGAAATGGAAATGTAAGATATAACAATGCAACAATGAGCTCAGTGAGCTTCATTTATATTGATAACTTAGATGTTCTTGGCAACAATCAAACTGGGTGGTACAACACTTGGGATGATACTACATTAAACACTGGTCTTACTAGAGGTAATCTTGTAATAACATCTGCGGATAGTGCAGATAATAATGTAAATGTATTCAATGTCACGGGTGCAGTTCAAGTTGCTTCTGGTTTCTATAGAATCCCAGTATCATATGTGTCTGGATCTAGACCTGCAAATACTGAGAAGTTAGTATTTAACTTCAATAGAGCAGGTACTCAGGGACTCCAAGGTAACCAAGGCAACCAAGGTAATCAGGGTAACCAAGGTAATCAGGGTAATCAAGGTAATCAGGGACTCCAAGGTAACCAAGGCAACCAGGGTAACCAAGGCAACCAGGGTAACCAAGGCAACCAAGGAAACCAAGGTCTCCAGGGTAACCAGGGTAACCAAGGCAATCAAGGTAATCAGGGACTTCAGGGCAACCAGGGTAATCAAGGTAATCAAGGTAACCAGGGTAATCAGGGTAACCAAGGTAATATCGGTAACCGTGGTGGAGTTCCTTATCGTTGGGGAGGAACAGGAGTTCCTTCATCTGGACAAGTAAGATATAACAACGGAACCTTTGCTAGCATCACTGCAATTCAAGTTCATGATATTGATCAATTAAGTAATGATCAATCAAACTGGATTGCAAGTTGGGATGATACAACATTAACTGGAGGATTGAACAGAGGTTATATTTACATAATCTCAGCCCTATCTTCACAAACCACAGTAAACATTTTTGAAGTTGATGGAAATATTTCAAATAATGGTTCTTATTATACCATTCCAGTTAATCCGCTCAGTGGGACAAATCCTTCCGTAAACCAAGAAATTACTTTAGCATTCACAAGATCTGGTGTTCAGGGTCTCCAAGGTAACCAAGGTAATCAAGGTAACCAAGGTAATCAAGGTAACCAGGGTAATCAGGGTAACCAAGGTAATCAAGGTAATCAGGGACTCCAAGGTAACCAAGGACGCCAAGGTAACCAAGGTAATCAAGGTAATCAGGGTAACCAAGGTAATCAAGGTAATCAAGGACGCCAAGGAAACCAGGGTCTTCAGGGTAACCAAGGACGCCAAGGTAACCAAGGTAATCAGGGTAATCAGGGTAACCAAGGTAACCAGGGCAACATTGGTAACCGTGGTGGAGTTCCTTATGCATATGGAGGAACTGGAGCACCATCTTCTGGTCAAATTAGATTCAATAATGCAACAGCATCTTCTGTAACTTCTATTACAGTTAATGATATTGATGCTTTAAGCAATAATCAATCGGGATGGATCGCAAGTTGGGATGATACAACACTAACTGGAGGATTGAATAGAGGTTATATTTACATAATCTCAGCTCTATCTTCAGATAATACTGTTGTTATTTTTGAAGTTGATGGAAATATAACTGATAATGGTACTTATTATACCATCCCAGTCAATTATCTTGCAGGTACTTCACCATCAGTAAGTGAAGAAGTAACGCTAGCATTTACAAGATCTGGTGTTCAGGGTGTACAAGGAAGACAAGGTACACAAGGTAATCAAGGTCGTCAAGGTAATCAGGGTCTCCAAGGAAACCAAGGTCGTCAGGGTCGTCAAGGTAACCAAGGTAATCAAGGTAACCAAGGACGCCAAGGTAACCAAGGTCTTCAGGGTAATCAAGGTCGCCAAGGACGCCAAGGTAACCAGGGTCTCCAAGGAAACCAAGGACGCCAAGGTACGCAAGGTTTAAGTAACCAAGGTACACAAGGTAACCAAGGACGCCAAGGTAACCAGGGTAACCAAGGACGCCAAGGTACGCAAGGTTTAAGTAACCAAGGTACACAAGGTAACCAAGGACGCCAAGGTAACCAAGGACGCCAAGGTAACCAGGGTCTCCAAGGAAACCAAGGACGCCAAGGACGCCAGGGAACTCAAGGTCTTCAGGGACGCCAAGGTACACAAGGACGCCAAGGTACGCAAGGTTTAAGTAACCAAGGTACACAAGGTAATCAAGGTACACAGGCAACCCAAGGTACTCAAGGTCTCCAAGGAAACCAAGGACGCCAAGGACGCCAGGGAACTCAAGGTCTTCAAGGACGCCAAGGTACACAAGGACTCCAAGGTAATCAAGGAACCCAAGCAACTCAAGGCACTCAGGGTTCTGCAAATACAACAACAATTTCAAATAATGTAGACAATAGAGTCATAACTGCTACTGGTTCTGCTGGAACAGTTAATGCAGAAGCAAATCTTACCTTTACTGGAAGTGTTCTAACAATTGCTGGAAATATTGTTCCAAATACAAATAATACAAGAGATCTTGGTTCAACCACTCTTCGCTGGGCAAACATTTATACAAATGATATTAATCTTAGTAATGAGGGTTCTACAAATGATGTTGATGGAACATGGGGTGAATATACAATTCAAGAAGGAGAGAATGATTTGTTCCTAATTAATAGAAGAAATGGTAAAAAGTTTAAGTTCATGTTATCGGAGGTAGACTGATGCCTATTTTAGCGGCGGACATAACAGGTGAAAATTTAAATCTAACAGGAGTAATGACATGCACCAGCATGGATACTGGTGCAGGACCAGGAGGATCAGTTCCTAGTGGAGGTATTATTTTATGGTCTGGTTCAACAGCATCGATACCTACTGGATGGGTTTTATGTGATGGTCTTAATAGTACACCAGATCTTAGGGACAGGTTTGTTGTTGGTGCAGGTAATGGATATGCTGTAGCTGCTACTGGTGGTTCTGATACTGTAACACTAACAACAGCACAACTACCTGTACATAATCATCCAGGATCTGGTTCTAGTGGATCTGCTGGATCTCACTCTCACCCAGCAAGTGGGTCTACAGGACCTGCAGGTACTCACTCTCACGCATACACAGGAACTGCCTCACAAAATGCTCCAAAAGATGGTGCTGGTAATGCAGTTAACCAAGGCACTCAAGCTAGAACTACTTCACCTGCAGGTGCTCATACTCATCCAGTAAGTGTATCAGTTAATTCTGCAGGTTCTCATAGTCATCCAGTGTCTGTTAGTGTTGGAAATGCTGGTAGTGGCAATGCTCATGAGAATAGACCTCCTTATTATGCACTAGCATACATCATGAAAACCTAAAAGTCAATCTTGACATGGTGGTCAAATATAGATACAATACCTTTGCTAAGGTTAATAAAAAATAAGAGCTTTTAAACTCTTATAGATACTTTATGAATCATTGAATTAATATGAATAGACCATTACATGTTGCTAATCAAAGTATGAATTTTGTGAAAGATTGTATTGAGAATGGTGGAGGAAGTATTCATCCATTAGTAACAGACTCTTCAATACTTAAAGGACCTTCTCTAACAAATCCTTCAATTTATTTGGATGGAGATAGGCTTTTAGTAAATTTAAGGAATATTAACTATACCTTGTATCATTCTGAGATTAAGAAGTATGAGCATCCCTGGGGTCCTCTAGTTTATATTCATCCAGAGAATGATTGGAAGCTTCGCACAAAGAATATTTTGTGTGAGTATGATTCTAATATGAATCCAGTATGGCAAAGACATATTGATACATCAGATTTTCCCGACAAAGAACTTTGGGATTTTGTAGGTCTTGAAGACTCTAGAATTTTCCGTTGGGATGGAAGACTCTTCATGTGTGGTGTTAGAAGAGATCTAGATACTATTGGTACTGGTAGAATGGAACTATCAGAGATTGAGATTGGTCCTGATTATGTAAAAGAGATTGCTCAATATCGTATTCCAACTCCAGGTAATAGGGAATCTTATTGTGAAAAGAACTGGATGCCTATTGTTGATATGCCATGGCATTTTGTTAAGTGGACTAATGGCACAGAAGTTGTGAGATATGATATTGAATCTAATACTACAGAGAGTGTAGTTATAAAGGATTGGAGAGATATTGGTTGTATTGATCTAAGAGGAGGATCTCAGGTTCTTCCTTTCGGTGATGGTGGTCATATTACGTTATGTCACGAGACATACTTAACCAAAAGTGAACAAGATCGTAAAGATGGTATCTATAGACATAGATTTATTGTTTGGGATAAGAATTGGGATATTGTAAAAGTCTCTAGACAATTTTCATTCATGGAAGCAGAGATTGAATTTGCTGTTGGCATGTGTGAGTATGGAGATGATTATCTGATCACATTTGGATTCCAAGATAATGCTGCTTATCTTTTAAAGATTAATAAAAATTATGTTCAAAACTTTATATTTTAAATAATATGAATGTTGCAATATGTTTATCTGGACTAATTAGGTATCCAGAAAATGCTCTTAGAACTATAGAAAAAATAATTCCTAATGAGAATATAAAAATCTTTATACATACTTGGAAAGTTCAAAACAAAGAATTCTTTACAAGTAAAGTATTTCAACCAGAGTATAAAGAATTAGATAGGATTGCTGAAGATAGTATTGGATTCTTAGATTCTTTTAATTATGAGTCTGCTTTAGTTGAGAATTTTATTTCATTGGAACCAAAATTTAAAAAAATTTATACTGACATCTTGACAAAATGTAGTCCTATTGATAACTATACAATTAGTCCTATTAGTATGTATTATTCTATCTTCAAGTCTAATGAATTAAAAATGAAATATGAAGATGAAAACTCTATGGTTTTTGATAAAGTTGTCAGAATGAGAATGGACAGCGATTATATTTACGATGAATATTTTGATTTATCTAAGTATGATAGTGACTTATGTATTCCTGCTGGAGAAGATTGGGATAATGGTATAAATGATCAGTTTGCTTTTGGTAAATCTCATATTATGGATCAGTATTCTAATGTTTATAATAATCTATACAATATAGAATTTGAAAAATATCAACCAGAAACTATGTTGAGACAAAATCTGGAATACTATAATATAGTTCCAGACAGACCAGAGATATATATTAGAATTAATAATGGGAATTATGGAAAGCATGTACTTTATCCAGACTGGATTTTTTGATAATGTTAATAGATTTTAATACAATTTTTAATAGTTATAAAATGGAAATCACAGGAGTTATTCACGTAGGTGCTCATCATGGTGAAGAGATACCAGTTTATATTAACAATGGAATCAAGAATATTGTTCTATTTGAACCAGTTCTAGATAATTTTTATAAGGTTGCGTCTCACGCTTCTAACTACAATGCAAATATAACAGGGCATCAAGTCGCATTGGGAAGTACAAATAAAATTGTTGATATGTATTTAAGTAGTAATCAATGTGAGAGTAGTTCTATATTAAAACCAAAAAAACATTTACAATTATATCCAGACGTTACTTTTGATAAAACAGAAAAGGTAGAAGTTAATAGATTGGATGATTACAATCTCACAGAATATAATATGTTAAATATTGATGTTCAGGGATATGAACTTGAAGTATTGAAGGGGGCAGAGAATACCCTTCAATATATTGATTACATTTATTGTGAAGTTAATAGTGATGAGATCTATGAGAACAATGCATATATAGAAGATATTGATGATTTTTTATCTAAGTTTTCTTTTGAGAGAATTGAAACTGATTGGTGGGAAGATCATGGTTGGGGTGATGCATTTTACGTAAAACAGGAGTAATTGTTAAATGGCTACAAAGTATACTGGTGAGATCGATATACAAAATCTAAGAAGGTTCCATGGTTATTGGGACGAATCTCATCAATGGTTAAAAGATTTTATTAATGAAAGAGAAGATGAAATTAAAACAGGTGTAGAAATTGGAGTTGCTTTTGGATCTAATATGCAACTCTTATTGGAAGAAACAAATCTAGAAACTTTATGGGGAGTTGATTCGTACAAAAAAGAAACTTGGGATCTATCTGGTGTTGTAAATGTAGATACTGAGTTTGGTGGATTTGATGGATTACATGCACATGTTGTCCAATTAATCAAACCATTTGACCCAAGAGGTAAAATTATTCGTATGACATCACAAAATGCTGCGAAAAAATTTAGAAATGAAAGTTTAGATTTTGTTTTTATTGATGGTAATCATTTTGATCTTGAAAATGATTTAAAGTATTGGGAAAAGAAAGTTCGTGATGGTGGTTATATCATGGGGCATGATTGGAATCATCCTTCTTTTGGTAATATTACTGCTCATTTAAGAGATACTTATGATGAAGATGAGTTGGTTGGTATTGATGGACCAGTTCATATTTGGTATGTTAAAAAAGGTGCTTTTATGTAAATTATGTACACATTATCATTGACTTGTCAGATACCAAATCTGGATAAAATTTATACAAAATACTTTGGTGAGAACGTTGATAGAATCTTTGTAGAGGTTGGTGCTTTTGATGGTGAATCTGTATCTAATACTTCTTGTCTTGCTGATGCTGGATGGAGAGGATTTTATATTGAACCAGTAAAAGAACACTTTGAGCAATGTGTTAAGAGGCATTCAAATAATTCAAAGATTAAGGTATCTAATTATGCTATTGGAACAAAGGTTGGTCGTCTGCCAGTATATTGTTCTGGAATAGTATCTACTATGGATAAAGACCAGGCAACAATGGTTTCCTCTATGTCTATATTTGGACATCCTCAGTTTACTGAATCTGAATGTATGCAGGTTAGACTTGATAGTTATATGCAAATGGCAGATATTCCTAAAAACTTTGATTTATTAGTTGTTGATGTTGAAGGAAGAGAAGAGGATGTTTTTAAATCTTTTAGACTTGATCTGTGGAAACCAAAGATGATGATTGTTGAACTTATAGATGATCATGAATACTTCCAAGAAAATAAATCTTTAGTAAATTCCTGTAAAAATTTGAGAAGTTTTATCATTGATAGTGGATACACAGAAATATTTCATGATCATATAAACACTATATTTGTGAATAATGAGTATATCTCTGGGAATACCAACATACAATAGTTCCAAATATCTTTGGGATTGTATAAAAACTTCAATCAATTGTGATTTTATTAGTGAAATAGTAATACATGATGACGGATCAAATCCAACTGAGTATGGTAATCTTTGTAAGATACTAAACTCTTTGAATACAGATAAGGTAAAGGTTTTTAGATCTGAGATAAATCAAAAAGCTTTTATAAACAAGTATCTAACAGTTGCAAATTGTACTTCTGAATGGGTATATCTTTTTGATAGTGACAATTGGTTTGATGAATGTATCTTTGATGTAATTAAAAACTTAGACTATTCAAAAAAAGATACTTGTTATATCGAGAGTACTTTAATAATGTCTGATGGTAATATAGTTCAATATAATTATGAGGATAAAATTTTTGATTTAAAAGTAACTCAAAAATATATTGAAACTAGTATGCATAAGTTATCGTGGTTTTTAAATAATGGTAATTTTATTGTTAATAGGGAACAATATTTAAAAACACAAAAAAGATACTTCGTTAATACTCCATATCATGCATCTGCAGATGTAATAGTATTCTCATATTTTTGGTTAACGTCTGGCAATAAATATGAGATAGTTGATGATTGGTATCATCATCACAGAATAAGACCTGGAAATTATTTTATGGAGAATGGTGGATATTCAAATATAGAAGTAATACGTAATTTTTTTAGTAGATTGATATCATTATGATTACATTTCCTCATATTGGATTTATTGGAAGATTGGGAAACCAAATGTTCCAATATGCTGCGTTGTATTCTATGTCTAAAAAATTTAATTTAGACTTTGCTTTATGTAAAAATAATTTGGAATTGTATAAGTGCTTTAATATATCAGCAAAAGTATTTTCTCACTATTATTCTGAGTTTGTTTTGCCCAATGGTGTACCATCTGATATCGTTTCTGGTGGTCATAGCATTGTATTGCAAACAGAAGAACAGAATGGTCGATTTTTAAACACCGCTTTTGATTCTAACTTTTATAATACTAATCATGATAATAAAAGTATTTTAGGATTTTTTCAAAACTATAAATATTTCATCGATTTTGAAAAAGATATAAGAAAGCAATTTGTTTTTAAGGAAAGATACAAAAACATTGCTAAATTTTATTTAGAACAAACATTTCAAAATAAAAAAATAATAGCACTTCATATAAGAAGAACTGATTATTTAAATTCGCATTTTTTAAATAATCTTACATTAGATTATTATAATGATGCATTATCTCATTTTGATTTATCTATACCAACATTAGTATTCTCTGACGATCCTGATTGGTGTGAGGATCAGGATTATTTTAGTGAGGATAGATTTCATATTATGAGAAGTGGAAACACTTATTTGGATTTGTGCTTGATGTCAATGTGCAATTATCATATAATTGCTAATAGTACTTATAGTTGGTGGGGATCTTGGTTGGCAAAAAGTGAAAAAACTATTTGCCCTAAGAAGTGGTTCCAACCATACGCCTCTTTTGTAGACTCTAACGGATTAAGATTACCTCATTGGATTTCAATATGAATGTTTCAGTAATTTGTGCATGTAAAAATCGGTATGATGCATTAAGAATATCATTAAATTCTTGGTTGGCATTTGATGAAATTAAAGAATTTATAATAGTTGATTGGAGTTCTGATGAACCAATAAATCATCTTACAAAAATTGATAAGAGAATAAAAATAGTTAGAGTTAATGATGAAAAGTATTTTAATCAACCTCAACCATTAAATCTTGCCGCAAGTATTGCTACAGGAGATTATATTCTTAAGTTGGATTGTGATTATATGATCAATCCATATTTTCCATTCTTTGATTTTTATAAGATTGATGAAAATTCCTTCTTATGTGGTCAAGATAGTTACGTCTGTAATCATGAGCATTGGAATGAAGATTTAAAGGGATATGTTGTCAACCTTCATGGTATGGATGTTGGTGAGTTGATGAAATACTCTCATACATATAGTCCCCTATTCAAATATCTTACGGGTCTTTGCTTTGTTAGCAGAGAAAACTTCTGGAAAGTTGGTGGATATGATGAGAGAATGGGTAAGTATTATGCTTATGAAGATGATCAAATGACAAAAAGACTTACTATATTGGGTCTTGAATGTAAAAAATTAGTTCATAACTATAATATTATTCATATACCACATCCAGATAGTAAAAGATATGAGAATTTTGAAGGATATGGTGAAGAAGCAGAAACAAATATTGAGAATGTAAAGAGAAGAATTTCTGATCCAACAACTTCTGATTCGGATCGTTGGAATCTAGAATATCTCTTAGCAAAAATGAATGTTGAATTTAATGAAAAACTTTTTTCTGATATTCAAAATCCATATATCGAGAGGATATATGATTGGGATGTAATTAATATTGATGGTCAAAATTATGTTGCTACTAGAAAAGAAGAAGTCAAAAAATTATCGGAATTAAATTCGGTATATTATTTGAGTCTTGAGGAAAGTATTGATAGAAGAAATAATTTGGAAGATGCTTTAAAGAAGCATGGAGCAAAAAATATTATCCCAATAATATCAAAAAGATTCTCAGAATCTGATGATATAGTCACTGGTAAGTATGTAGATACTCTTAATGATGGAACAAAAGGTTGTTGTGTATCTCATTTAAAAGCAATCAAACATTGGTATGAAAATACTGATGAGGAATATGGATTCTTCTGCGAAGATGATTTGAGTCTTGATACTGTAGACTATTGGAATTTTACTTGGAAGGAATTTGTTGATGCTCTTCCCGAAGATTGGGGATGTATTCAAATGCTTCCAATACGTGGAGATTTTGGAGATATAAAAATAAGAGACCGTCTTTGGGATGATTGGTCTGTGACAGCATATATTGTTAAAAGAGACTATGCAAAATATATTATAGATAATTATATTCGAGATAATATATATCATCTTGAGCTAAAAGATGCTGAGATACAACCTCTCATCGAAAACATTCTTTACACCAGTGCTGGAAAAGTTTATACTATTCCAATGTTTGTTGAAGACGTATCTTTTACTTCAACTTTTGAAGGTGGAGATGGGGATGTAAAGGATGGACAAAAAAGAAATCATTATTATACCCACGATTATATTATAAATTGGTGGAAAGATAATGGAAGTACTAGAACAGTTGAGGAACTTATGGGAGCAATGTTTGAAGTTAAAATGAGTGAAGAACTTCGTAGTGAAAATGAAGAAGTTACTAATGTTGAGGATGTAAAAACTCAATTATTGACAAGTGTTAATGGAGCAAATCTTAACCAATTACTTTTAGAGTATGCATTGGATACTGAGAATCCAACAAAGAATTTTAACCTTGGTATGTGGTATGAGCATCATAGGCATAACGCTCCAGCACTATCATTCTTTTTGAGGTGTGCTGAGCGAACAGACGATCTTGATCTTGCTTATGAAGCACTTATCCATGCCTCCAATGCCTATGATAGGCAAGGGACGAGAGATCAAACAGCAAAGGGACTTCTTCAACAAGCACTTTGCATTCATCCTAAAAGACCAGAAGCATACTATTTGTTAGCTAAGTTTGCTGAAAAGCGTCAGTGGTGGCAAGATTGTTATATCTTTGCTCATTGGGCAATTGAGTTTTGTGACTTTGATTGCGAACCATTGAAGACTGATGTGGAATATCCTGGTAAGTATGGTCTTCTTTTTGAGAAGCAACTTGCCGCATGGTGGTGGGGTAAAGGAGATGAATCCAGATCTCTTCTTCAAGACATGAAGAATAACTATGAGATGGATGATCGCCATTATGATATGGTTGGTAATAATCTAATGAGAATGGGATCAGGACATATTCCAGATGAGGTTATTAAATATCAACAGCGCAAACATGATAAATTAAGATTCAAATTCCCTGGTTCTGATAAGATTAAAAATAATCATTCTCAAGCATTCCAGGATATGTTTATTCTTGCCGCAACTCAAGGTAAAACGAATGGACTTTATCTTGAGATTGGCGCTCAACAACCTTTCTATCAAAACAATACTGCTCTTCTTGAGACAAAATATGACTGGGATGGTATTTCTATTGAGATTCTCTCTGATCTGTGTAACCAGTTTGCTAGAGAGCGTAAGAACCAGATCATTTGTAAAGATGCAACAACTATTGATTACATGAAGTTGCTTGATAACTTTGATAAAGGAACTGATTTTGATTATCTTCAACTAGATGTTGAACCATCTAAAACTACTTTTGAATGCTTGTTGGCAATTCCATTTGAGAAGTATAGGTTTGGTATTATCACATATGAACATGATCATTATGTTGATATGACGGGATCTTATAGAGACAAGTCTAGGAAATATCTTAAACTAATGGGATATGAAATGTTAGTTGCCAATGTATCTCCTAATGACAACAGTCCTTTTGAGGATTGGTGGTATCATCCTGATCTTATTGATCCTGAAGTTGTAAATAGGATGAAGTCTGTATCAAATGAGACAGTTAATGTTGTTAAATATATGTTTGAGGACTAAGTAATTTGTATGTATGAATACCAAATAAGTAGAGTTCTTGATGTATTTGATGGTTATTCTTTTGAGGGAATAATTGATTTGGGTATGGGCGTTTATCTTAAGAAGGTCATATACCTAAGTGGAATTTGTTCCCCATCAATAAATAATGAGGAACAAAAAGATTATGGTATTCAAGCAAGAAACAAACTAAAATATTATCTTAGAAATGCTACTAGAGGCGAAGTTACTATATGTGTAGATGACTACCATGACGATACTGTTTATGGTGTTGTTTATAACAAAGACTTTGATGATTCTATAAATTGGATAATGTTTTTAAAAGGTTATGTTTGGGATGATGGAATAAGTCGCCCAAGATTAGCAGACCAACCAATGGAATTATTCGTTTTAAATACCCCTAAAGATAAACTTTTTAAATGAGGAACAAATGAGAGATTTACATCCAATGATTCAATCCCTGTCAGAAAATATTTTGAGAGCATGGGGAGAACACTTTATAGTAAGGGAAGTTGGAATCCCTGAAGACTTTAGAAAAATTGATAGAGCAGACGATGATGATGCTGTTTATATTGAGAATTTTGTTTGGGAGACCCACCATTTTAGAAAGATTCATCTAGAGATTGCACAGATGAAATCTGGATTGGATATCCTACATACAAATATGTATCCGAGGTACGAATATAGTCTTCCAATCTTTGGTGCTGATATTGTAGCGTCTTCAAAAAATGTTGGAGCGGCAATTGTAGACATCAGTTCAATTAGAGAAGACAGGTCTCTGCCTTCACAGTATGATATTCTTAATGTTGTGGAAGATAAAGAGTTTGAGAAGGACAAAAAGATGCCAGACTGGGGAGATGTATTCTCAGAGCATTGTGTTTTTGTAAGTCCTAACGAAGATGAGTATGATAAATTTAATTCTATCGCATTTACCTTTTTAAATTATCATTGTGCTATTGCAAACATCACTGAAGCAACAACTGATGAAGATCAGATTAGAAAAAACTATGAAGGACACAAGTATTATTGTGAGAAGCAGAGGCAAAATAATAAAACTAAAGGAGTTTTAAAGGGCATTTTTGGTGAAGAGTTTGCCGATAAATATATTGCAGAAATGTTGTTTGACTATCCAGAACTATGACAGAAGATAATAACACAGAAGATCTAAAAGAAAAACCTAGAACTACTGAGGTTATTCATAGCATTAAATATGCAGAAGAACCTGCTGAAGAAGTTGAACAAGAAGATGTATCTCCCAAATTAGAAGGAATAGATCTGGATGATACTAAAGCAATCGCTGATTTTTACATGGCCAAAAGTGGTCAGATTAATCCAGATGATCTAGAAGTTGAAAAAAAAGAAAGAGAACTTCGTGAAGATATTCGCGAGGTTGTTGAGAATAAGGAAGAGTTGATTGATTATCTTACAAACCTCCACGCTTCTATTGAGGTTATGGAAGAAAGAATTTATGAACTGGAACTTCGAGCAGAGAAAAAAGAAAGAGCAAGTATTCCTATGAGACCACCAACTCCAGGAGGAGGTTCTGCACTTAAGGGACTAAGCAACTTACCATTTGGTATTCTGTAAGCTTGACAAAAGTAAAAAAATTAACTATTATAAATAAGTTATTCGTAATTAGTGTTACGAATTATAACAATTGTCACATGTGACAGTTCATAGAAGGGACGCCTCAACTACTCGCGTCATTCTATGCTATAATATCCAAGCAGTCGGATAAACCGACTCTCCATCTGCGGGTAACCATTCCGCAAGTAAATTTAAAGAGGTATCTAAAATGATTAAATCTGTTTTCGCAGCAACTGCTGCTCTCTCCATGTCCGCTGGCGCTGCGTTCGCAGGTCCTTACGTTAATGTCGAAGCCAATTCTGGTTTCGTTGGATCGGATTACGGCGGTACGGTAACTGATCTTCACGTAGGTTACGAAGGCACTACTGGTGCTCTCGGATATTACGCTCAAGTTGGTCCTAGCATTGTCGCTCTTGATGGTGCAGATACCGACACCGTTCTTTCTGGTAAAGTTGGTGGTAGCGTTGCTGCGACTGAAGCATTGAGTGTCTATGGTGAAGTTTCTTTCGCTACTGGTGCTAATGGTGCAGACAACGGTTATGGCACCAAAGCTGGTCTGAAGTTCACTTTCTGATCTAACGATTAGATAAAACTATGGGGGACTCTCTGAGTCCCCTTTTTACTATGAAGTATTTTTTTCATCCATTGACTTTGATCAATCTGCTTATATGTGGATTTCTAGGAATGGTGCAACTAGCACATACTCATGCTCATTATAAAATGGATATAGATGTGGACTCATATGTTCATAGCTTTTTGAAAAAAAATCCAGACTATTGTAAGTAATTATACTTAGTTTGTCAGGATATATTGACAAGAGGGGCTTGACCCCTTTTTATTTTTGCTATATAATTGTGTTGTAAATCTTTACAAAACTACAATGACTGTAACAACTAACGAGCGCGGTCAACAAAACATGTGGGCTGTTGAACCTCAAATGGTTGTTGAAAACTACAACCGCAAGGGTCTTTTTTCCCCCTGGCAACAGAAGGAAATGTATAATGGTCGTTGGGCGATGATGGGTCTCATCATGGGATTCGTTGCCTATGCGATCAATGGCAAGTTCTTCTTCGGTATCTTTTGAGGCTTGACAATGGTTTCTTTTTTGTTTACAATCACTGCCGTTGCCTTCTTTGTTTTGTTGGCAGCATCTATTGAAAAAATTTCTGAGACTTACTAATGGCTTTTAATATTACTCTTCGTACACCTGATGGCACCGAAAGTGTTATTCAATGTGAAGATGATCAGTACATCCTTGATGCTGCAGAAGATCAAGGAGTTGATATGAATTACTCTTGTCGTGCTGGTGCTTGCTCTTCCTGTGCAGGTAAACTTGTCAGTGGCACAGTAGATCAAGGAGACCAATCCTTTTTGGATGATGATCAAATTGAACAAGGATTTGTTCTGACTTGCGTCTCTTATCCTACTAGTGATTGTGTTATTCTAACCGAACAAGAAGAAGAACTTTTCTGAATATAAATTTTTTAATATAAACAAATTATGACCCGAGTACCTGAAGTAACCTTCCACACCCGTGTCCGCGATGAAAGTATTGGTGGACCTAACCCTTACCGTTGGCAAGATGTCACAACCAACGATCTGTTTGCTGGTAAGCGTGTAGTTGTATTCTCACTCCCTGGTGCATTTACTCCTACTTGCTCTACCTACCAACTGCCTGGGTATGATGAGAACCATGAGGAGTTCCAAGCACTCGGCATTGATGAAGTTTATTGTATTTCTGTAAATGATTCCTTTGTTATGAACGCTTGGTTCAAACAGCAAGGAGTTCAGAATGTCAAGCCCATCCCTGATGGTAGCGGCGAGTTTACTTCTTCTATGGGTATGCTTGTCGATAAATCGAACCTAGGTTTTGGAAGTCGCTCTTGGCGATATGCTATGATTGTCAACGATGGTGAGATTGAAATTATGTTTGAAGAACCAGGGAAAATCGGAAATTGTCCGATTGACCCTTATGAAATGAGCAATCCTGATACTGTACTTACTTGGTTGAAGCAAAATGCCTAATCCAAATGCACTTTATGAGGACATGTCACGTTTAAATGCTCTATATGAAGAACTTTGTTGGGATCATGAGGATGAACTAGTATTCACTCATGATGGTAGTAAAGTAATCATAGCAAACAAAACTAAAAATCCACACACTCAATTTACCTCTGGAGGAAAATAAAATGAAATTTGGATTTACACCTGAAGCAGAAATTCTTAATGCCCGTTTTGCAATGATTGGATTCATTGCTGGAGTTGGGTCTTATCTTACAACAGGACAATTGATTCCAGGCATTTGGTAAGTAATACTTATAGGTGACTGGAGAAGAGGGGTTGACTACCCCTCTTTTTTGTGGTAAAGTTAGTTCGCCTAAATAAGTCAACCAAAGAGTCGTACCCACTTTTGTGGTGATACGAATGTCGAGTTCTATTAATTTAATGTTTCGTAAATTTTTTGCACTTCCTGTAATAGGAATTATTTCCTCTGCATGTGCTTCTGCTTATCCTAATATAAGCGAAATCAAAAATCCTCCTGCACTTATTATTGAACCAGGAGTTGGAATTGTTAATCCAGATAAAGTTTTGGAAATTGCAGTAGAAAAAAAATCCTGGAAGTGTCCAGAATGTAACGATAATGAGAAATATGTCCTTGAAAAACTTCAAGAGAAAACAAGAATCTCAGATCGTAATGCATTGGCAACGATCATGGGAAACATTAAATCAGAAAGTAACTTCATTCCCGATATTTGTGAGGGAGGTGCTAGAGTTCCTTACGATCGTTGCTATAGCGGTGGTTACGGACTCATTCAGTGGACCTCTACGAACCGTTATCTGGGGTTAGGTAAGTTCTCTAAGAAGTATGGTTATGATCCTTCCTCGCTTGAGGGTCAGACAGCATACATGATCAACGAATATACTTTCCAGAAGTATCTGCCTGAGTTTGAAGGAACTGGTAGAACAGTCAGTCAGTATATGGTTGGTGCTTACTACTGGTTGGGTTGGGGTATCAAAGGATATCGTCAACAATATGCTTATGATTACACTAAAAAATTGATATGGTCATGACACAACTAGACTGGAGATATAGTGAAGAAAAACTAGAGCTGAGAGAACTTATCATCTCATCTCTTCTTCAAGAGTTTGGGGGTCAATTAAATGAGAATAAAGAACCTAAATACTCTAACAGATCCATTTATGAATGTGCTCATGATTGGGTCTCTCAAGGTAATAGTTCTACCTTAGGACTTTTCAAATACTATAAGGAAAATTATGCAAAGTCTAATTAACACAATTGCTTTGTTATCTGGTTTGGTATCGCTTAGTGTAGTTGGTAGTAGTTTTTATTTGTATCTTAATAAAGATACTCTTATTGAAGACGCAAGGGCAAAAGTAACTACTGAGGTTGCAACCGCTGTTAGAGAGGCACTGCCTGCCCTTGTAGAGTCTTTAACTCCAGATATACCAGATACTACTGGACCTGATATTCCTATTACTACTGGACCTGATATTCCAAACCTATGAAAAAATTTTTATTTTCCCTTATGGGAATGGCACTTATATCTTCTCCTGCATTTGCGGGTCAAGAAAAACTAATTAAAGAATTCTATAGTATGGACTCTATGGGTTGTATGTTGCTTCGAGAATGCACCAAAGATGTCCAACAAGTCTTCAGTATCAATGATATTGCTAATGCTCATCCCAATAGTGATTACGATTTTGTTGCTGATGAGTTCAACAATATGCTCGTTTCCCTTAGTCAGGTCGGAGTTAACGTGTTTCTAGCAGACGAAAAATATTTTCCTGTTGGGCATCGTGGGGTTTATCATACAGTTGGCAATAACTTTTTTCTGAATAAGACATACATGCGTCTTCCTGGTGTTCTCATGACTGTTATGCGTCATGAAGGATGGCACGCTGCTCAAGATTGTATGGCAGGCACTATTAAAAATAGTATGATTGCCATCATCAAACCAGAGGAAGATGTTCCTAAGATCTGGCGTGAGATCACAGAAAAGACTTATCCTAAGTTTGCTGTGCCCTGGGAAGCAGAAGCAATGTGGGCAGGTAAGACTGAAGGTATGACTGCTAAGGCATTGAAGTCTTGTGCTACTGGTACAATGTGGTCTGATTACAAACCAACACCACTGACTGAGAAGTGGTTACGTGAGGAAGGATTTATTAAATAATTCTTAACTTAAACTTCTTAATAAATATTTTCATGTCCAAAAAAATTTTTTTGGACTAGAAACCCAAGAAAAATTATCTTGAGATTAAAATTTTTATTATGTTAAAAATAATTTTTTGTTGGAATCTTAAAAAGTAGTATGACTAAGCTAACAAGAGAAGTTTTAATTAAAACCATCGTTGCTGATGAAATGAGATTATGTGATGGTTTTGAATATACAAAACATCTTAAAAGTTTATATCACAAATGGGAACATGAATCTAGTGAAGTACTCTGTACTAAATATAATCAACTGAACTCTACAAATATATCAGTTGATTCTCTTATTCCATAAATAATATGAAGTCAATCATAAGATCAATGCTTCCCAAGAAAAAGAAAGATGAGCATGATGATCATGAATTTAATTGGCATGAAGAAGGAATATCCAGTTTAGTTAGACTAATTGTATTGGGTTGGACGGGTGCAATATTAACTCTTAATTATGTTTCTATTCCTGGAATTCCTCAACAAAAAATTGATCCAACTTTTATTGCCAGCGTTTTTACTGGGACTTTAGCTACTTTTGGAGTGACTCCATCCAAATCTAGTGGTGGCAATGGTAATGGCAATGGTAATGGTAATAATACTACTAATGTAGTTGCTAAAAAAGAAGAGAAAGATTCTTCTAAAGGATAATGGAAGTCGATATTAATTCTCCAGTTTGGAGTGTCATAATTCTTCTTTGTTGTGGACTTGCTTTTACACTATATTGTGTTGTCTATATATTAAGAATGGCATATATGGAGATGCAAGATGGGAGCAATGACACCACCAAGCAGGAAGAGTTGCTACAACTTCCGAGTAGTGGAGATCAACAGAGTGGTTGATGGTGACACTATTGATGTTACTATTGACCTAGGATTTGACTTGTACAAAAAAGAACGTGTAAGAGTTGCTGGAGTTGACACTCCAGAGAAACGCACTAGAGATGAAGAAGAAAAGGCACTTGGTTATGACGCTACTAACTGGCTCAAAGAGAAACTGGAAGGTGCTGTGGCTGGTGACGATGACCTTGTTATTAGGACTGAACTTGTTGGTGGCGTCGGCAAGTATGGTCGTCTTTTGGGCTGGTTATACATTGGGGACTCAGAATTGTCCCTCAACGAACAAATGATTACTGAAGGATATGCTTGGGCATATGACGGTGGAACAAAGCAAAAGAACTTTGAAGAACTAAGAGAAATTCGTCGTACTCATGGCACCCTTATTTAATAAAAAGTAACTATTATTAATTCTTATATTATTTTTTTGGTAAATAATATAAGAATATTATTTTTTTAACCATGGCAGTTGGCGCTTATAAGAAAAAAGAAACCAAAAGAAATCCAGAGAAGACATTTTTTCTCTACGTGATCTTCTATCATTTTTTTGGTGCTATTGGTAATATTTTTAAAGGAGTATTTCACCACGACTAATGCCAAACATTCCAGAGATTAAAACTCGGAAGCTTGATATACCAGAAGTTTCTACTTGGATATTTGAACCATCACAATCTTTACCACCAATAGTTCCAGTAACTACTAACATTGGATTGCCAATAGTTGATATTCCTGGATGTGTGGAAGCTCATAGTAGCAAAAGTAAATCTAAGACTATTCAGTCAGATGACCCAAATGGTGTTCTGACTTATTGTGATGCTGGTGTTCCTTCATTCAATCCAATAGAGTTTACTCCAGAGGAAGTGATACCAACACGTCCTGCTAAACTTCCTCCATATAAAAAACCAGAGAAACCAAATCCTCCACAGCAGGTTTCTCTTCCAAAAATACCAGAAGTAAACACAGTAAATTGTTTACCCGATGAGACTTATAATGTTCAGTTAAGGAAATGTGAGAAGAACATTATAGAAGTTCCTTCCGAACCTGATATACCTTGGCATAAAGAATACTTACCAGAACCAGGAATCGTGATTCAAACATCAGTCATTGCCGCCACTGCTGCTGGTGCGGCGATATTCGCAAAACCCATTGCAGATATAGTCCTAAAAGCAGTTAAACCAATAGTTAAAAAATTGGTTAATAAGATTGCCAAGATGCGTGGTAAGAAAGAAGTAGTTAAGTCAGTCTTCGAAAGAAGAATGGAACAAAAGCATCTTAGGGGTTGATTTTATGTATGTGTGGATGTTCGTGCTTAGGAACTGTAGTTACGTTCTGAACCACAACATCTGCACAGACTTTATAGTAAGGACTCTTAGGGTGGAAAGTAATACCCTGCTTCATTAATTCCCCACAGTTTTTAAGTCTTGCAATCTCAAAATCTAATCTCTTATTAGCAGTGAGTTGCTTCATCATTTCTATGTTAGCAGCAGCTGCTTCTTTACATTGTGCCTGAAGTTTTTTATCTAATGGTTCAGACCAAGTAATAGAGAATCCAACTCCAAGGTTGTAATTATCTTTTTGTCCTGTTCTGATAGGAACACGATACAACACATCACCAGGATTATCTGGTGCTCCATCTTCATCAAAGTCTCTCATATCATATACATTATCATTATAATAAGGTTCCCAAGGTTTCTGAGCAGAGATGCTTCCAGTTACGTAAGGGGTGAAATTTCTAGTGGGACCTTGGCATTGGATTCCATTCCCGTATGTGTTGGTGATGTAAGGTCCTTGTAATACTTGTATCGCTTGATTTGTAACAGAACCACTACTATTAGCAACAGGAGCAGCGGTGGCGCTAACACCACCAACAGTTTCAGCCAAAGCTTTATGTGGCGATAGTGTTCCAAGAAGGATGACTCCTATTATTGACTGAATATGGAAGTTGTATCTGTAATTGATTCTACTTCTGTGACTCTTTGAATTATTGTTTGATTGCTTAAACCAGGACCACGGTAAGTTTCTGCAAACTGAAATGCTGCTCCTGGAGTTGTTTGTGTGAAGTTTACTTTGGTTCCTATGCCTGTCCATGTAGAATTCACTCCGTCTATGGTTGATGTAGAAGTAGATGTAGTTGGTGACAACGCACCGTTTGCAGTGATACCAGTCCCAGATACGGAATATTGATACCCAGTGTTATAGTCCATCGAATTGATGGTCTCTGTTATTTTTGACCTTGTTTCTGTGTGGCTCGTCATACTTCCTTGACTAAAGTTAGGAACCACAGGCACTGCATAAGCAGGAGACCCAAGCAGTGCCAGAATAACAAATATCCTTTTCATTATCTTACAGACAGTTCTGTTACGAATTGACCTGTTGCTGAAGTACCAGCACCACCAGCAGTCAGAGTGATTGCTCCTGCGGTGTCGATGGTTCCAGCAAGTGCTCCAGCAGTTCCACCAACCTGTGTGGTAGATTCTCCATAAAGATTTGGAGTATCAATCTGACCAGCAGAGAGTGCTGTCTGTGTAGTAACTACTGTGTCACCAATAAAAGTATTCTCAGCAAAACTAAATGACTGACCGTCATTATTGATTGCATAAGAACCTGCACTTACAGTTGCAGGTGCCGTAGCAGATCCGCCTGTAAGACCACCAAGAGTAGTAACTGCGATGTTGTCTCCAGATACTGAGTAAGAAGAACCAAGTCTTGTAGACTGAACTGCTGGACCTTCTACTGTCAGTTGAACTGAAGAAGAAATTTTGCTAGTAAGATCGGCATGTGCAGGTGCCGCCATCAGTAACATTCCACCAAGTAGAAGAGAAATTCTTTTCATTACTTTTCTGTAGGGTATTTGTGTATTTGTATTTATTATAAATTGACTTTAATTTTAATTTAGACTAAGATTTTTAAATGGAATAAATACTATATAAAGGAATTTTTTATATTGATGGGCACTTTTAAACGTTTTAATAGGTCTTCAAATTATTTGGACAAAAAAATCCAAGAATTAAATGAGGATATGAAAAAGAATGGTGTCCATTTAAAAGAGGACACTCAAAATTTTGATGCTGTTTTTAATTGGCGAGATCAATTTGAACAATATCAAAAAAAAGAAGAACAAAATGTAGATTTAGTTGAAGACATTATTGTAGAAGTTAGGGAAAAAAATAGGCATCTCTCATCTGTAGAGGCATCTATAAAAGAAGCAAAATTAAATGAGGCAAATGATATTTTTAATGAGTTATATGGTCGCCAGGTAGAAGGAGTTGCTATAGGGGTAATTAAGAATCATATTGGTGAGATTGAAACTTTAAAAGAAGATATTATTTTAGAGATACAAAAAGCAAAAGATTTAAGACTTCTTGAAACTAGATTAGATGAACTAGATTCTAGATATAAGATTCTGTCTGAAAAAGTTGCTAAAGGATCACAAAAAAAAGTTAGTGCAGATAGTCCTGTAACATTCTCTCAACTTCAAGATCATTATCAAAAACTTGTTGGTAAACTCCAACAAGAACTTGCCATGGTTGGAAGTGGTGGTGGTGAAGTAAACTTACAATACCTTGATGACATTGTTGGTATTGCCACTAATGCTAGTGCATATGATGGTAAGTATTTAAAATATGATCATTCAATTCAAAGATTTGTTTTCTCAACAGTGACAACTGGATTGTCAACTGAGACTCAGACATTAAACAATGTATTAGCACTTGGTAATACCTCTTCTTTAGGAATTAGTGTTGGTGTTGTAACTGCAACTTCTTTTGTTGGTGATGGTTCTGGATTAACTAATCTCCCTTCTGGTGGGGCTGGAGTTGGAACTAATGGAAGTATAAACACCACTGGAATTATTACTGCAGCATCATTTGTTGGTGATGGTTCTACTTTATCTGGTGTTGTTACTTCAGTATCTGGAGGTGCTGGAATTAATGTAAGTCAATCTACTGGTAGTATTATTATTACTGCTACTGGTGGATCAAGTTCTGGAATTGGTTATTCTGATCTCTCTGTATATGTTGGATCTCCTGGAATAAGTTCCTTATCTTATGATAGTGACTTTGGTATTTTTACATACATACCACCAAGTTTTTCTGGATATGCAACAACTGAATCTATTGTAGGATTTACAACTGCTGGAGATCTTGTAGGTTTCTCCACTGCTGGAGATCTAGTTGGATTCTCTACCGCTGGAGATCTTGTGGGGTTCTCCACTGCTGGAGATCTTGTAGGGTTTACAACTGCTGGTGACCTTGTAGGGTTCTCTACCGCTGGAGATTTAGTTGGATTCTCTACTGCTGGAGATCTAGTTGGATTCTCTACCGCTGGAGATCTTGTAGGGTTTACAACTGCTGGTGACCTTGTAGGATTCTCTACTGCTGGAGATCTAGTTGGATTCTCTACTGCTGGAGATCTTGTAGGGTTTACAACTGCTGGTGACCTTGTAGGGTTTGTTACAACTGGAGATGTAACTGTAATTGGAATTGATACTAGCGGTACTTCTAATTTTACTAACGTTAATATTAGTGGAATCGTAACCTTTAGTTCTAGTGCTCTGTTTGGTGGCGGAACACAAGAAGCATTTGATACTTTGAATAGTTCTACGGGAACGGTATCTCATGATTGTTCAACTGGACATATTTTTTACCACACTAATCCTTCGGCAAATTGGACAGCAAATCTCACTAATCTTACACTTAGTGCTGAGTATGGAACTACAATCACAATTGTTGTAAATCAAAATGATCCTGCATTTATGCCAACATCACTGCAAATAGGTGGTGTATTGCAATCAATTAAGTGGCAGGGCAATTCAATACCATCTGGAACTGCATCTGGAATTGATGTTGTCTCCTTTAGTATTCTGAATGATGGTGGAACATATGTTGTAATGGGTCAAAGTGTTTCGTTTGGTGGAGTCTAATGCCATTTTTTAGTTCTTTTAGTAGTTCTTTTTTTGCTGGAAGAAGATCTACTGCATTCTCTACACTTAATCCTTGGGGACCATCGGATGAGTCTTCTTTAGTTGCTTGGTGGGATGCTTCAGATTCTTCAACTATTACAACATCTGGATCCACTGTAACAGAAATAGCAGATAAATCTGGTAATTCTTTTACTATTTTTGGAACTAATACACCAACAACTACAACATTGAATGGACTTGATGCTATTGATTTTGATGGATCATTTGTTAGTGGTACTGATAGGGCATTGACTGCATCAAACACTAATTTTGGTATAACAGATGGTAATATTATTATTGTGGGTGCTTTGAATATTAATGGTGTAGGGAATGAAAGAGATTCTATTTGGAGTATTTTAGATAATGACGGAAGTAATAATGATATTCATTTAAGAGCAGGAAATATCTCACAATTTATTGCTGCGTTTGAAACTGATGGTTTGGGATCTTCGGGACTTGCTCTTTCTGGAGGAAATACTAGAAATTGGGCAGGTGGACCTTATCTTGGAGACACTATTCACTCTACTATTTGTGACTTCTCTGGTAATGATATCTATGGTCGCATGAATGGAACACAAAGAATTAATATTGCGGATGAATATTTTACTGCAGTTAACATGTCAAACTCTACGTTTTTGATTCATGTTAACAGAGCAGAAAATAGAGAATTGGATGGTCAGTTTGCTGAACTTATGATCTTTAATAGTAATGATCAGGCATTGGCAGTTAAAGCAGAGGGTTATCTAGCACATAAATGGTCAATGACATCCCTTCTTCCCTCTGGTCACTTGTATAAAAATTCTGCCCCTTGACCTTCTGTGGGGGGTCCATGTATAATACGTGAGTCTTCGGGACACACCGATTCAATCCAAATAAAGGATTGACAAATACGGAAAATCGAAGTACACTAAATAAATCAACACGTTAAGGAATGTAACATTCTGTTAACCGTTGTAACACCTGCCGCTTGACCGAGACTAGGCAGGTATATCAATCCGTCTCTCATATCCTAGACTGAGGGTGTCTAGGAAATAAGTACCTCCACCATTTCCCTGATGGATCTACTTACTAGTTAATTAAAATGTCTTCATCTACTCTTTCACGTCAACAACAATCGAATACTTGGGAACAGTTTTGCAATTGGGTAACCAGCACTGACAATCGTCTGTATGTTGGTTGGTTCGGAGTCCTCATGATTCCTTGCCTGCTCGCCGCTACTACTTGTTTCATCATTGCCTTTATTGGTGCTCCCCCTGTGGACATCGACGGCATCCGTGAACCCGTTGCTGGTTCGCTCATGTATGGTAACAACATCATCTCTGGTGCTGTTATCCCTAGCTCCAATGCTATTGGTCTCCACTTCTATCCCATCTGGGAAGCAGCATCTCTTGATGAATGGCTCTATAACGGCGGTCCTTTCCAACTGGTAGTCTTCCACTTCCTGATCGGCATCTATGCATACATGGGACGTGAGTGGGAACTTTCTTACCGTCTGGGTATGCGTCCATGGATCTGTGTAGCATATTCTGCTCCAGTTGCTGCTGCGAGTGCAGTGTTCCTGGTCTATCCTTTTGGTCAAGGTTCTTTCTCCGATGCTATGCCCCTGGGTATCAGTGGCACCTTTAACTACATGCTTGTCTTCCAAGCAGAGCACAACATCCTGATGCACCCCTTCCACATGCTGGGTGTTGCTGGTGTCTTTGGTGGTTCTCTGTTCAGTGCGATGCACGGTTCTCTGGTTACTTCTTCTCTGGTTCGTGAGACCACTGAGAGTGAGTCCCAGAACTACGGCTACAAGTTCGGTCAAGAAGAAGAGACCTACAACATCGTTGCTGCTCATGGTTACTTCGGTCGCCTGATCTTCCAATACGCTTCCTTCAACAACTCCCGTTCGCTGCACTTCTTCCTCGCAGCATGGCCTGTTGTCGGTATCTGGTTCACTGCACTGGGCGTTAGCACCATGGCATTCAACCTGAACGGATTCAACTTCAACCAGTCCATCATTGATGGTCAAGGTCGTGTTATTAACACCTGGGCTGATGTTCTGAACCGTGCTGGTCTGGGCATGGAGGTGATGCACGAGCGCAACGCCCACAATTTTCCTCTGGATCTCGCAGCAGCATCTACTACTCCTGTAGCAATGACTGCTCCTTCCATTGGTTGATAAATAAATCATTGTCGTGCAAAGGATCCTTCGGGATCCTTTTTTTATAAATATCAGCACTCTTCAGAAGATGATTGAATATTTAAAATGAAAACTTGTAGTAAATGTAAAAAACAATTACCAACTTCTGACTTTTCTCCTGCTAATGGTGGAAAATATTTGAGACCAGAATGTAAAAAATGTGCAAGAGTTTTATCAAAACAGAGAAAACTATTGAAAGAAAAATACGGTTATCCAAACAAAAATCATACTTGTCCGATATGTTTGAGAAATGAAACTCAATTAGTTGGTACAGGTGGAAATGCAAGTATTTGGGTTGTTGATCATGATCATCTAACAAATAAATTTAGAGGTCATATTTGTCATCAATGCAATAGAGGATTGGGATTATTTCAGGATGATATTTCAAGATTTAGTAGAGCAATTGAATATCTTGTTGCTGAGTCAACTCCTGTTGCTCTGACTGCTCCAACCATCGGTTGATTCAAAACTGAATACATGATATAATTAGAGGGTCATTTGACCCTCTTTTTTAATGGAAAGACGTAATGATCCTTTAAAGCAGGGATTTTATTGTGTTGATTATGTTCTTGATGGTAAGGATGAAGTTTCTGTTTATTTTGAAATAGAATCTGCTCAAAGTGCGGTAGCTTCATATATTAGGAGAGGTATAGAATGTAAAGGAATGAGACATTGGAAACCAAAGTTAGAAATTATGTCTATTAAAAAGAAATGAAAAAAGTAGCAATTTTTGGATCGGCAAGAACAAATCCAGACTCTAATCTTTATAAGGCAGTAGAAAAATTAGCTAAGAATATATCTGCAAATGGTTGGACTGTAGTTACTGGTGG